GTACCTGAAGTACCGCTTATGCCAGAAGTTCCAGAAGAACCTGAACTTCCACTTGTACCTGAAGTACCGCTCATGCCTGAAGTTCCAGAAGAACCAGAACTTCCACTAGTTCCGGATGTACCACTTATACCTGAAGTTCCAGAAGAACCAGAACTTCCACTTGTACCTGAAGTACCGCTTATGCCAGAAGTTCCAGAAGAACCTGAACTTCCACTTGTACCTGAAGTACCGCTCATGCCAGAAGTTCCAGAAGAACCTGAACTTCCACTTGTACCAGATGTACCACTTGTACCAGAAGTTCCAGAAGAACCTGAACTTCCACTAGTTCCGGATGTACCACTTATACCCGAAGTTCCAGAAGAACCTGAACTTCCACTTGTTCCATCAATACCAGAAGTACCGCTTATGCCAGAAGTACCACTTGTACCTGAAGTTCCAGAACTTCCACTCGTTCCGGAAGTACCGCTTATGCCCGAAGTTCCAGAAGAACCTGAACTTCCACTTGTACCATTAATACCTGAAGTTCCAGAACTTCCACTTGTTCCATCAATACCAGAAGTACCACTTGTACCAGAAGTTCCAGAAGTTCCAGAAGAACCTGAACTTCCACTAGTTCCGGATATACCACTTGTACCGGAAGTTCCAGAAGAACCTGAACTTCCACTTGTACCTGAACTTCCACTTGTACCTGAAGTTCCAGATAAACCGGAACTTCCACTTGTTCCAGAAGTTCCCGAAGTTCCAGATGAACCAGAACTTCCACTTGTACCTGAAGTACCATCAATACCGGATGTACCACTTGTACCTGAAGTTCCAGATGAACCGGAACTTCCACTTGTACCGGATGTACCACTTGTACCTGAAGTTCCAGATGAACCGGAACTTCCACTTGTACCTGAAGTACCATCAATACCGGATGTACCACTTGTACCTGAGCTTCCACTTGTACCGGATGTACCACTTGTACCTGAAGTTCCAGATGAACCTGAACTTCCACTTGTACCAGATGTACCAGATGAACCTGAACTTCCACTTGTTCCTGAAGTTCCGGATGAACCTGAACTTCCACTTGTACCTGAAGTTCCGGATGAACCTGAACTTCCACTTGTACCTGAAGTTCCGGATGAACCTGAACTTCCACTTGTACCAGATGAACCTGAACTTCCACTTGTACCAGATGAACCTGAACTTCCACTTGTACCAGATGAACCACTTGTACCTGATGTTCCAGATGAACCACTTGTACCTGATGTTCCAGATGAACCACTTGTACCTGATGTTCCAGATGAACCATTAGTAGATCCTGAAGAACCACTTGTACCTGAACTTCCTGAAGAACCACTTGTACCTGAACTTCCTGAAGAACCACTTGTACCTGAACTTCCTGAAGAACCAGAAGTTCCACTTGTACCAGAAGTTCCACTTGTACCAGAAGAACCGGAACTACCAGGTCTACCATAACCAATTCCACTACTATCAGGTGAACTTGATGTACCACTTGTACCACTTGTACCACTATTAGGCAAGTTACCTGGTAAATTAATTATATCATTTTGTGGTGATAAATAATTATAAACATAAATACCATTATTAATTATAATATAAATTTCACTTGTTTCTTTTGATGTTGTTATATCAACTATATTTGTTGGTAATTTTTCTATAAAAAAATCAACATCTATATCATTATTATATGTAAAAAATTTTTCTAGAAGTATAACTTTGAAAAAATGTTCAATTATACCAGTATTTTTATTTAATTCTATTGTTTGAAGTAGAACATTTCTACCAGTTGTACTTGTTATAATAGTTCCATATTTAATAGTTCCATACTGATATTTATTTTCATATGTTGACAATGAATAATCATTATTCAATAATAATGGATGTAATATATTAGTATCTACAGATTTGTTATAAATAGGTATTATTATATTATTATTACCTATTATAAAATCTTGTGTTTCACTTAATAATGTTGAATTATATATCCATGATACACCATTATTAGATGATATATAAATATCATATTGATGTATATTTTTTTCTTTATTATATGTATGTAAATTTGCTATAAAAACATTATTTGTTCTGGTGAATTTAAATGTTTTTGGTATTCTAAAGGTAGAATTAAATGTATAGACTTGTGTAAATATAAGGTCTGAAAAAATTAAACTACTTATATCACATTTATATAATACACCATTAATAGATATATAAATAATGTTATTGATTATTAATATATCATCTACAGTTTTATCTGGCAAATTTAATTGTGTTTTAAAGAAACAATCTAATCTGGTAGGTCTGGTGACTTCATTTTTTAGTGTATTCCATGTTATACCATAATCTAATGATATTAATATTTGTACACCCTCATTATCATTATTAGTATTATTGTAGATTATTACAATATTACCCAATCTATTTGTTATAATTTTATTATAATCAAACCAATTCTGTGGTGTGTATATTGATCCTATTCTTTGTGGGTTTACATCATACCTAAGTATAGTATTATCATATATTGCGTATAAAAAATTAGCATCATCTGATATTGTTATATATCTATAATTTTCAGAATTTATATTTTTTAATGGTATAAACACGTAGTAAGAATATTTTTTTTATATATTCTTTTAATCAAATGTTATAAACAAAAAAAGCCATTACAGTTAAGTAATGGCTTTAAATATATTGCATTTATTTTATACTATATTATATCGCAACTGGAACCTGCACAAGCTAACTGATCTTTAAGATCAGTTGAATCTGTATCTTCTATAACTTTTGTTAAATCTATATCATTTATAAAATGAAAAAGTCTATCATATTCTTCTTCTGTACATTCTTCAAATGGTGGTTGAATATATGTACTATCGGAAAATGGATAGACTGATATACCAGAATAACATTCTTTATTAGTCCACATCCATTCTCTAACTTTCTCCCATTCTTTAGTTTTAATATTAATGGTACATGATACATTGTGTGTATTTTCGCCTTTTTTATGGGTTGGTTGAATCCAGTTTTCGTGGAAAAATTTAACTCTTTCTAATGAATCTATTGCAGTTTCATCTCTAAGAATTGAATCATCTGGACTTTTTTGCGGAATTGATACTACTATACCATTTGGATTACCAAACTCCTCTTCTACTAAGTCTGGTAAATTTAACATCAAATATTGAGCAATTGGTTCATTTTTATTATATCTTAATCTTCTAATATAAAATTTACCAAATCTCGCATGTATACCAGAAGATGTACCTAATGCTGTAGAAGTTGTACCTTCTGGTTTAATTGTTGTTATTCTGCTTGCTGGATTAACACCTATCAATTTAGCAGTTTCTTCATTTACTTGTGTGATATATTGTGTTATAGATTTCCAATCAAAATTTTTGTAATTTTTATTATCGCCTATACCTGTTAATGATACACCAAGTAATGCATCCTTTTCTGTATTATCTTTCCATTTTGTCGAAAGATAATGAAAATCTGTATAACCTGTTTGTAATGTTCCTATAAATGTAGCAGCCCAAGCTCGTTCTTTAAAATCTTCATCATCAACAATAGTTGAAAAGTTAATGGATGTTAGATTACAAAACTGTCTGGATTTTAAACTTATTTCTAAGCATGGATTACCACATATATCAATATTATTTGTCCAGAAGAAGCCTGGTTCTCCAGAACCAGAATTTTTAACTATTGTCCATAAATCATCAAATTCTTCTTTTGTAACATTTTTTCTTAAAAGTACAACTGAATTGTTTGATCTTGCTCTTTGTGGTTCAAACCAGTACCAAGGTAAAGATTTCGATTCTACAAAAGTATCGAATTGTTTTTGTTGTAATGAAATGTAATGTGCTTTATTTTTATAAAGAACTTCACCTTCCCAAACTTTAGTTTTTTCATTAAAATGGAAACCTCCATTCAAAACATCAACTTTAAAATTACCTTTACAATTCAACATTTCTGTATCATCTTTATCAAAAAATGAAATTAATGCTGCACGTCTAATACCACCTGATAAAACTGCATCAGCAATTAAGCATATTATATCATGTACTTCTAATGTTGTTAATTTAGAACCATCTTCTTTTTGATCTAAAATTGATTTTATTTTATTTAAACAACGTTCTAATGGTTCAGGTCCTGGGGCTTTACCACCAGCTGTAATTAATTGAGACCCTTTTGCTCTAATATCAGAATAATCAAACAATGGTAAGTATCCATTATTCATATAAGCTTTAAATAAAGCTCTAACTGAATCAGCCCACCCTTCAATCGAATCACCAATTAAAAATTTCTTTGTTTTCTTTGGTGTATTAATTGCTGGTAATTTATTTATGTGTGCTGTTTGTACAGAGAAACCAACACCAGAGCCACCTAACAATAATAACATTACTTCTGAAAAATCTTTCCATGTCTGTATTGCTGTAAATGCACAATTAAAAATTCTAGAATTATTAAGTTCAATAGGTTTACCTGCAAATTGCATAGAACGCATTGAAGGTACAACTTTTTTATCTTTTACAAATTTAAATGCTTTTTTAATATCATTTTTTAATAAAGGATATTTTTTAATATGCATTTGTTCTACTCTATAACATATTTCTTCCCAAGTTTCACGTCTTTTTACATCCGGTATAAATTTTGAATATTTACTAAATATAGTCAATTTACTTAATACATTAGATGACAAATCATTACTCATATTTTATTATATTATTTTTTATTTATTTTTAATTATTGTTTCTAAATAATTTATTTCAGTTTCAACTTCTCCGGCAGTATGTTTAGCCTTTACTCTTCTATTAAACAAATCTGTCAATAATGTTTTTAACACACCATCTTCATTTTTTCTAAAAACTGCACCTGATGCTGTTGTTATTGTTTCTGATGTTACTTTAAAATTTTTATCTTTTTTAATAAAAACATCTGGTGATAAATTCCATTGTCTAATATTAGTAGGATATTCTGAACTATAATCAAATGTTGCTAAATAATTATGAAATCCTACTATAGGTTCCATAACAAATGCCCCTGCATATTTTTCAGTTTTTACATTTTTATCAAATGTTTTAACAAAAACTCTTTTTTTATCTTTCCATAGCTGCTGTATCATGATATTTTCTACCATATGTACTGGTGAAAATACTCTATTTTGTTCACATGAAGTTAAATGTGCTAGTGTAAAAAATGGCACGAGGGTATTTAATTTTTCATCTATCAATTTAACTAAATAACTATCGACAGCATTGTAATATACAAATCCTTCATAATCATTATTATATAAATCCGTTAATGAGCCATTATATTTTATTTTTTTAACATTCAAAGCTGCTGATGCTACGAAATCTAAAGAATTAAAGTCCTTCATCTGAACTATTCTATCCCATTTTCTATAGACTTCCATATAATCTACTACTAATTTATGTAATGGTAGATTATCTTTTGTGAATTTTTTTGTTGGCGAAGCTACACTAACATCTATATTTAGAAAAGTTGCTCTACCTACCAAATAAGCCCAATCAAAATCTATAAAATTCCAACCAGTTAAAAATGGTATATTTTTAATAGCTCTATTAAAAAATGAATATAACATATCATATTCACTTTGAAAATACATATATTTAAATGTTATATTCTTATTAAATTTTTCAAAATATGAATTTAATTTAATTTGAATACTATCTTGAATCTCCTTTGTTATTTCTCTTGTACCTAAAACCATTATTAAATCTTTATCATTTGCAATAGCTATTGTTTGTATTGCTGATTTTGGATTTTCAGGATCTGGAAAAACATCTAATATTTCAGTTTCTATATCACAGAAATATTTTTTAGGTATATTATTTTCAAATATTTCATCTTGGTCTCTTTGTGGAATTGTCATTAAAAATTCGGCAATTCTATAAGAATTTAATGTGTTAGTTGATTTTTTTCTAACCCTTTTATCATCCCAAGATCTAACTATAGGGTCACAATCTTTCGAAGAGTACACCCACTCAAATAATTCAGATTCTGGTATTTTAAATCTTTTAAAATCTATAATACCTTCTTTATTGATATAACTAACTATCAATTCATTTTTATTTTGTTCTACACTTACCATATTATACTTTCAATAAATAATGTCAAAACGTATATTTTTTACGTAAAAAATTTAAAATGTTTAGTGGTTTATTTATTTTAAATATTTTAAATGTACTGGTTCTACAAATAACTCTTTTTCTGTGAGTCTTTCTTCCTCTTTATATGTTCTGATGTTGGATTCGTGTATATGATTTATTATAATATCATAACAAGGATTATAAATATTATATCCAGATTCTTCGAATACAGCAGCTATATAATTATCACATCCTGGAATACCCAATTGTATTTTTGAATTTTCTATCAATTTATCATTAACATTTTTAAATATCCATGCATCTTGAGTTACTTCTGGTCTATCATGTAATTCTCCATTATCATATCTAGTTAAAGCATAGCATTCATCATATTTTATATTTAAAGAATTTAATATACTATTATCAAAATAAATATCAGCATTTGATATTATATTAATATCTTTTTCCATTTTATTTTTTTTTACAAATAAAAACATATCTGAATATGTTGATCTAATATTTGTTGATATTAATTCTATTTTATCTGAACAATTAAAGTAATCTTTATCAAATTTATATTCTGAAAATAGATATATTTTATTTATAAATTCTAAATCTATATTCTTAACTAACGAAGTTTCTATCTCATAATTTCTCTGATTATTATCAGATATAAAATATGATACCAATAAGTTTATCTTCATTTTAATTTATTTTATATCATTAATTGAACATGCAAATACATCCATATATTCACCTTTAATGATATCACTATCATTGTATGATCTAAATTCAGAAGAATGTAAATGATTGATTACTATACTATGGGATGGATTATATATTTCATATCCAGATTTATTAAATACATGAGCTATTCTATTATCACACCCAGGTTGACCCATTTCTATATTAGAATTCAATAATAAATCATTTCTAATATTTTTTAATATCCAAGCATCTTGTGATGAATGAGATGCTATATGGAATATTCCACTATCCCATCTTGATAATGCATAACATTGATTAGGTTTTATTCTATTACAAAGTTCTATTGTATCATTAAAATAAATATCAGCATTTGATATTATATTTATATCATCTTCTAAATTATTATATTTTATAAAATTAAAAAAATCAAAATATTTTGGTCTATGATCTAATTTAATGTATTTAATTTTATATCTATTTATAAAATCATGTAAATTATCTTTTTGCTCACTAAAAAGATAAATTTTATTTATAAATTTCAAATCTATATTTTTAAATAAACATCTTTCAATTTCTTGATTTCTATCATAATTATTAGATTCAAAATACGAAACAAATAAATTAATCATAAATCTATATCATTTATTTTTGTACAACTGTAAACATTTTTATAAGAATATTTAATTGCTTCTTTTCTTATAATTATCCATCTTTTAATAGAATCTATTGACCATTTATTAAAGGTTGGTATTAATGGTGAAGTATGTATAGCTATAACATTTTTTACATATAATGATAATTGACCTATACCTAATAATGATAAATTATAATCACTAGTACATTCATAACCTTCAATTTTTTTAGTAGTTATTATTTTACCAGTCATTCGTTTAAGTAATTTTAAAAATTCTGAATCTATTTTATCAGCAGGATATTGACCACTATATGGCACTGAATTAACTATAAGGTAATCATATTTATCAAAAATTCTATATTTTAATTTTTCATTATCCAATAACATATCATTTTCATTTTGTATTGGACAACCTATTCTAGCAATATCACTCAACTGTTTAAAAAATTTAACATAAAATGTATCATAATTCATATCATGTTTATATTCTTTGTGAAAATTTATAGGATAAGATGGTTCACCAATCCATGAATTTATAGAATCATATGGTTTATATTTTAAATCATAAAAATGTATTCGTTCTTTATAAAATGAATCATTATTATAATTTTGTAATTCATTAATATAGTTTGGATTAGTATAAAGGTTTACAGTAACATCATTTTGTTCTACAAGTTTTCTCATATAATGATTTTGCAAATATGAATCACCTAGGTGGTAATGATTGTGAAAATTTATATTTCTCATATAATTTACATTTTTATTTTTATAAATCATTATAGAATATCTATTTTATTTATTAGTTTATATTTTTTCCATTTTTTGTGTTTAAAAATAGAATTACTACATCCTATTAAATCCATCACAGCTTGCCTACCAATAATTTCTATAATTTTAGAATCCGGTGTTTCTATAATATATTTTATTTTGAATTTACCTATATGAGATTCACTCATTTTAATTTTGGCATCATTTGTACGTTTTTGACCAGTATTAGATTTATTTCTTCTTTTTACAGATTCAATATCTTTAGGTTTATTTTTTTGAGCTTTACTTTTTTTAAGTAAAGTTTCCTTTGAATCTTTTTTACCAATTTGAGATTCAATAGCAGCATTTTTTAACAATGTGAAATTTTTAGGATTATATCTTTGTTTTTTATTTTTCATATTCATAGCATGAAATGCATATGCCATTTTTCTTGTATAATTATCACTTTGTCCATATTTAAATCTTAATCCTCGCCACAAAAGTAAATGCACAATATAATGTTCTTTAGCTGTTAATTTAACTAAATCCTTATTCTGTCCATAAATGGATTTTGGATAAATATGATGATATTCTATATAAATATCAGGAGAAAGTATTCTATCTTTAGCTCTATTACAAATAGACCAATACCATTTAAAATATTTATTACCTTCTAATAAATCTTGTTCTATCATTATTTTTGAATTATTTTATACTTCTCCCATATTAGTTATACTAATTCTATCTTGGTATACTGTCATATCAAAATAATCTGCTATATCTAAAATATCATTATTATAATTATTCCAAGGTGAAATAAAATATTTTGGTTTATATCCTATTTCATTATTTATAATTTTATTAGCCGTATAAATTTCATGAAAAATTTCATGTTTAGTTAAATTTAATAAATTGTAATGATTATGTGTATGATTACCTATTATATGTTTTTCTGATATTTTTTTAACTTGTTTCCATGTTAAATAACCATCAGTACCAATTAAATTAGTAGGTATAAATAATATACATTGTTTATTATATTTATCTAAAATTTCACAAGCTTTTAATGTTGAAAAATAACCATCATCTATAGTTATTAGATCATAATTTGAATTTAAAATATCATTTTTAAATTGTTGATAAGTTCTAGAATATAAATATTCGTTAAAACTATAATAAAATTTATGATAAGAAAGTACTTTCATATTTTTTAATTATTCCATTTTGGGATTGTTGTCCTGTGAATAGTTCACTTAATAATCTAGGAAATTCTATTTGTGTTTGTAATTTTTTCCATCTATTAAAAAAATCTTCTCCATAACCGTAATAAATACTTTTAAAAAGAACTTCTTCTTCATATACATATGAATAATGATGAAATTTCTTAGGCATAAGCATTCTTCCACCTTCATTTTCTAAAATGGAAGGCGCATGTGAAATAAATTTTTCACCATTCCAATTCCATAATCTCACACATGTATTATCACCCCAATTAGGACCAACAGCTATTATATCTTTACCAATATATTGATAAAATTTAGATTCTCCAACTTTACAATTATTAGATAATAAAAATTTTTCATTTTCTATCATATCTTCTAATACCCATTGTTCATCAACATCAATTCCATACAACCAACCATTATTATATTTTAATTTAATATAATCTATAGCAGTATTAACCATTTCATCTTTACTATTCCAGATACCTTCTTTTCTTACAATTTTAACTTTATCGGGATATTTTCTTTCTAAAGAATCTAATATTAAATTTGTATTATCTATAGATCTACCATTTACATGATAATTATCATTATTACCTGGACAATGTTTGGATGAATTATTTTTTACAGCACCTTCGCATATAACCCAATAATCTAAAACATTATTTGCCAAATAATTAGCATAATCATTATGTAATAAATGTTTTTCGGCATTTAATGCTATTGTGAATGCTAATCTTTTCATCTATACATCATATTTAGTTTTATATGTATACCAAACATATCCTATGGTATAATAATTATCGTGTCCATTAAATTTTAAATTAACAGCATCTATTACACCTTGATGATTTGGATCATAATCATGACCAGAAATCAAACCACCATATTTTAATTTTGGTAACCAGACATCTATATCTTCACAAACAGATTCAAATGAATGATTTGCATCAATAAATATAAAATCTAAAGATTCATCTTCAAATAATTTGGAAGCTTCTACTGAAGTCATTTTTAATGATTTGTAATTTACTTTACCATCTAATGGCTTCATATTTTCTAAATACTTTGCATAAATATCATCCGTTTTTACTATTTCTGAATGATTGGGTGAACCTTCCCATGTATCAACAACATTTAATGTGACATTCTTACCAGAATTAAATATTTCTACACCTAAATATGCAGTAGAAGAACCTTTCCATGCACCAACTTCTACTATATTTGCATCTTGGGGTAATAATGTAACAACATTTCTATAAAAATCTTGATAATTAAACCAACCGTCTTCGTTTTTGTAATAATGTTCCATTTTATATTTTATCATTTACTATATTTAAAATAAATTCTTCCAAATCATTTATATAAATTCTAGTTTTTTGTTCATCTGTTAACCATTGTCTTGAATACACACTTTCATATAAATCATCATCAGTATCTAATCTTTTAATAAATGATAAAATATCATTAAATCCTGATAAATCATTTTGGTCTTTAAAATCACAATTTATAAAACTATCGACATTAAAATCATTATTTACACTTGGATCACCATAATAAATTGGTATAGTATTACACAACATTGCATCTATTAATTTTTCTGTTGTATAACCAGAATGTTTTGAATTTTCAAAACACATTGCAAATTTATATGGATTATTTCTAAAGTATTCTATTTTTCTTTTTTGCCAAGTATAACTATCTTCTCTATGTCGTACTATATCAGGTTTATTATTAAATAATTTACCAAATGAATCTACTTGTTTATAATTATTAGTATAATGGAAAAAATTATTTCTAACTAAACCATTTGGACTACTAACTGTAAATGACATAAAATTTGGTCTATTCTTTATAGTAGTATCCTTATTTACCAGTTCGTCAATATAATGCCGTCTATTATCCAAGTGTAAATAGTATTTCCATAGAGGGAAACGAAGATATCTACTATCCTGAATATAATCGTAACCTATTACATATTCAAAATCATTTAAATGTGGTCTAACATTTTCACCAATCCAAAGTAATTTCTTTTTAGCTCTTATACTGTAACGACTATTACCAAAAATACTACATAATAATATATCAGGATTATCCTGAGTAAATTCTATTCTAAAATATTTAGAAAGTATTTGTACGAATAAGTCTTCATTACTACAATCTAAATCTGCATAACCAACTGTCAATAAAGATTTCATTTTTTCTCCGCCATGACCATAAATGAATTGTTGAGGTCTACACCTGATACATAAATTTTATCCATATCTGATTTAGCTTCTAAATATTCTCTAATTATTTTTCTACCAAATGAATGTATATGTTTTCTATTTGAAAAAGGAGACCAGTATTTTTGAGAATGATGTGGTAAATATAAAAATAAAGTTCCTCCTATTTTTAATTTACTAATCCAATAGTCTAAAGCATCAACCCAATTATTCAAGTGCTCCAAACAATGGCTAGAGAAAACGTACTCTACCTGGTTAATAGGTATAATATTTGATGGTAGTGATGTATAATCTTTTAAAATTTTAGTTGGTATTTTTTTACCATCTTTTTCAAAATAATAATTTGGCAAATTCATAGCGTGCCATTCACCATCATAGAATGAACTATCAACTCCAATTGAACCAGGATATTGCCATTCTTCTTTTGAAAATCCAATGTCAAAGCCAATTCCTTGGCAAACTTCTTTAGCAAATGGCAAAGCAAATCTTGCTGCGTTACCAGAAGCTTGATATTTAGGGTAAAATGTACCCTTAAAGTATATTTGTTCTATCATATTTTTATCCAATTATTCGGGATTAAATCCCTTGTATTTAAGTTATTATGTTTTGTACCAAACCAGATTTTCGGAGCAATTGTTATATGATCTGATTTTTGGAGAAAACTGCCCCACCAGCTGTAACTTGAATTTGCAATTATATGATGGTCACACATAGACATTAAGCAAAGGTCAGTATATGTATCATTATTAACAAATTCTATATTTTTATAATCTTTAAACATTTCTTTACAGTAAGAAATATCATCAGAAAATACAATTAAAGTAAAATTGTCATTTATTTTAGATTTTATATATTCTATTCCATTATTATAGTATTCTAATGTGCATAATGGGTGATGTTCTGGCAATAAAGTATAATCACCACGTCTAACATGTAATGATACTAAAGTGTTATTGTTATTATTAGTTTTTAAACCATAATATAACTGCATAGCTTTTAATATTATTTCATTTTTAAAAGTAAATTCTTTTAAAACATCACTTTTATATTCTTTAAAATATAATTCTGATTGGAAATATCCTATTATATCTGTATTATCTTGTATCTTTAATATATCAGGATTATAATTAAAATCAATTTGTGAATATTGGTAAGAAGGCCTAAAGTTAGAAGAATCTTTGGCTGATATATTGAAACAATTATCAAGTTCCAAATTATATAAAAAAGCACCCCTTGGATCATTAACGTGATATTTATATTTTTTATTTTCTGTTAATGGTATACCAAAATCATACCCATTATAACGTGCAGTATTATAAAGTACGGAGTATTGAAATAATTGATTTCCTAATCTACCCATAGATCCACAAATATTACATGTAATCATTATTTATTTAATTTAATAGTTTTAATTAATTTATATTTTTTATATCTACCAATCCTGAAAAAATTATCACTTTTACAATTTAAAAATTCTTTAACAAGTTTTCTACCTATTATAATTATTATATCATTAGATGGTGTTTGTATACTATATTCACTTATATTTGGATGGTTTATACCTTTTATTTCATCCCTTTCTTTACCTTTTTTAATCAGACTCATCTTATTTATAGTTGATTTAGCATGTTTTTTACCAAACATACCATTTTTATCACCTATTTTATTTTTTGCATAATCACTCATCTTATTTCTAATTTCAATCTTTTTATTTTCACTCAGATAATCCCATGTATTACCACCATTACCACCATCATTTAAATTAGTTAATGGTCCTAATTTAGAATTATGTCTACCAATTAATTTTATTAATTCTATTTCATTTTCTAAAGATGTTTTTTCATCTAATTTTTCATAAATTTTTAAAATGATAGGTTCTAGGCCATCTTTTAAAATTTTTTTAATCTTATTAACTTTTTTTCTATTTTTTTCCTTAATTTTATATTCTTTATTAAGTTCCTTTTTGGCACTGTTTAAATGATCATTACATCTATAACTATGTCCTTTACCAATATAAAATGGTTCATAGTCAAAGTGTAAATCACCATAATTATAATTGCCCGGTTTACGTGGGTCAAGGTAAACGTAATTGTAAAAAATATTTTCTTCTATCATTATCATTTGTTGTAAATCTTATAATCTGAATATTTGAAATTTAATTTTGAATAATCAAAAAGTTTAGTATCAAATTTCTTTTCACCGTTTTTAATTATTCCACTATTTAATATATTTATTTCTGTTTTGCCATTTTCTTCTACTTTACTTTCTGTTAAATAATAATTAACATGATTTACTTCACCATAATTATTAATATTAACATTTAGTATTAAACCCTTTTCGGTTGGTTTATCTTTTAAAATCCAATGCATCTGGTCTGATATAAAATTACCTAATGAATATGCTATAAGACTATTATCATATTGTTTAATACTTTGTGGACAATGACTATGAGCACCCAATACAACATCGAATCCTTTTTTTATTAAAGTATCAGCTATTGTAATTTGTTCTTCATTTTCAACTTTCATTTCATCTCCAAAATGGAGAGTGATGATATTTATATTATTTTCTATTGGATTTAAATCATTTATACCTGGAAATATAGAAAGTAATTTATAATCTTTAGGTAGGTGGTAATATCTAGCAGTTTTTAAAATGTTTAAATCATTTTTAATAGGGAAATAATCTGATAGTAAAGTATAATTATGGAAAACAACATTACTATTATTTATTTTAAATTGTCTATCATGTAAATGTTTACTTATACCAACATATTTTAGATCATTCTCTATCAAAACTTCTTCAGTTTTTAATAAACCTTTTTCACCATAATCTAATACGTGGTTTTGTGCAACATTTAATAAATTAAATCCTAATTTTTTAAGTTGTTTAGCAAATATATCAGGTGTGGATAATTTATAATTTTTACCTTCTTTTGGATATTGAGAAGTATATGGTGTACCATTAAATGTAGTTTCTAAACAGCCTACTAAAAAATCTGATTTATCAAAAATTGGTTTAACATTTTTGAAAACATCTTTCATATTATAACCATTTTTAGAATAATATTCTATCTGATTATAATGTTGCATAATATCACCAACAAAAGTTATATCTATATTTTCATGCGTACCATACTCTTTAATATACTTCATACATGATATTATTTTAAAAGTTTTATTCCAGAATCTGTCAATACTTTCACATTAAGATTATTAGCAATATTCTGTAAATTTAAATATAACATTTTACGAATTGTATTAAATTCTTTAGTTTTATTACCAATAACATGTAAATAGTGATTAAATGTATTTGATGGTGTATTTGGTTTACTTGATTTTGCAACTATATCTATAGCAACAGAAATATCAGGATTATGCATTAATAATTCAGATGTTATTGATGTAACATCTACGGCAAATTCTTCTCTTGATAAATCATGTCTTAGTGTTACATCTAACTCAGCTTGTATTAAATATTTAAACACATTTTGTTCATCTTTATTATATTTAGTAAATACCTTTTTATATTTATCTAAAGTGAATGGACCTTTTTTAAAGTCAACTATAGATTTTATAGAATATCCTTCTTTTCTAATATCTCTAATAACTTTGTGTGAATCAATAATCATATCATTCATCAAATCAGAATTTAAAAATAATTCATATTTTAAGTTTTTTGTATCAGGGGTATTAAGATTTTTTATTTTATAAGCATGTATAAACTTATCAGTATCCTCTGTAACATTTAAATTATTAGAATCGGGATTACTTAAAAAATAATTATCAATATATTTATGTATAATTTTTTTAAATACTATAGCATGACCCAATTCATGTTTAATTGCATTTTCTAAAGTACTTAAAGTTTTAGAATCATTATAAATCAATAAAAAATTAGGATTAATTATAATATCAATACTTGATTTTGTTTTTATACCCCTTGTACCATTTCTCTTTGCTAATATAGCAATTTCACCACCATAATCAAATCCGGCATCATCTATACAAGTATCATAAGATATGGAATTTTTTGTATTATGTGACATACCTTTAAAATCATCTTCATCATTAGGAACTTCTTTTATATTAGGTGTAATAGACATTACTATTTTACATGGAAAATCAGAATTTTCCATTATATTATTAAATGATTCTATTAATTCATTTATATCATTGTAATCTCCATCTGCAAATGTAATTAAAGATCTACGCAAATCCTTTAAAACATCATTTGGAACATCAACATAACCTTCATTTATAAATTCATAATACTCTTTAATATATTTCATTACATAATGATATTTTTATATTTTATTGGTTTAAAGAAATACATACCTATGTTAAAATTTACATTCCAACCAACTGGTAACCAACATTCAACATCAATATTTGCTTTAAATCTTGATATAGCAGAAGCCAAAACTTGTCCACCAGAATCTAAACATAAGAATTTTTTACATGAGTATATTAAATCACAATATTCAAAAATATCATTAAACTGGTATTGCTCAAATTGATTTAAAGAATAATAGTTAAAAGAATTCTTTTTAGATTTAATAACTATACATTCTTGTTTATTCTGTATATCATCCGTTATATATTTTATTGAATCATCATTATATCTATCTTTTGCTGATATAGCACTAAAATCTATAATTGTTTTATCAGAAAATTCTTTTTTGATTTTTGGATAGTAATAAATTATAGGTAAATGATTTTTAAATCCGAATCCATGATAATCTTCCATAGCATCAACTATAGAAGAAGCTCCTCTATATCCACCTGGATGTCTACAACTACCAGCATTTGGAACGTCTGGCGAGTAACCATTAACGTAAGGATTACAATCCCACACAAGTTCTTTTATTTCTGGATTACGATAAACATTCTTATCTGATATAAAACAAGGAATATTAGCATGATAACATAATTCTGGGATTGTGGAAAATTGTAAATTGTCGCCAAGGCCGCCAAAATCTTGATGTATAATATATCTATTCATAGTTTAATGTTATGTTCTATATAATATCGAAAAGCTGTATAGCTCATTTTTGTATTATTATCATGATTAATCATTTTAAGTATAGTATTAAGGGGTATATCATACTCTAAATGTTTTTCTATAAAACTTTTATGTTTTTCGAATGGACTAATTTTTAAACTTTTTGAACCTTTTGGTCTACCTAATTTTACACCTTTAAGTTTAGCTGCTTCTAAACCTGCATGTGTTCTATCAATTATAAATTTTCGTTCTAATTCTGCAAATTGTGAATATAATGGTATAAGTAATTCTCTTTTTTCACTTGTTATAGATAATTCGGGTTGCATTATAAATATAATATTTACATTATTTTTTGTAAGATTATCAATTATATTTAAAATTTCAAATGTATTTCGTCCCAATCTTGAAAGTTCAGAAATAATTAATGTACCGCCTTCTGATAATTTCTCCAATAAGGTATCTATCATTCTTTTTTTATTTGATGCTATGCCAGATATTTCAATTTCTATTATTTCATCTAATTCTATTTTATTTTGTTTAGAATATTCTAAAATCATATTTCTCTGTACATCTAAATTTTGAGATTTTGATGATACACGTACATAACCTATATTTTTCACGTATACTCCGGATAAAGTTCTTGAAATCTTTTATATTCATTTATTAAAAATTCGGTAGGATTTATTGCTCTACATGGATTATCATATGAAGAATGTATTCCTCTCCACCCAAGGTGTTCACAATAACTAGTTTTTGATATTACAAAATTATCAAATGCGTGTGATATTTGCCAATCCCAATTATCGCATGGCAACCTATCATTAGTTATAGAATTATAAACATTCAATGCATATTTTCTATTAAAAAAAATTGAATTACCTGTTATAACCTTTTTAACTAATAAATTTTCATTATATTCTGATTCTGTTTTATGAAAATCTGTATTAAATATTGATGATATACCATTAAATTGTTCATAAATTTCTAATAGTTTATCTATAAAAAATTCATCATGTATAGTATCATTATCAGTTAAGTAGCAAAAATCTGAATTTGAATCTATAAAATGTTTTATTTGATGTTTTCTTATTTTTGCTATACCAGTTTTTTCTTTATATGATATTACATTAGTTGTGAATTGTTTTAAAAAACTTAAATCATAATCTGTAGAATTATCATCATATAAAAATAATTTAGAATCTTTTTTATATTGATTTATATTATTTAATGTGAATTCTGTTATATCTTTTCTATTTAATGTGGTAATATAAATATTTATCATATAAATTAATTTTTAATATAAAAACCTATAATATTATCAGAATTAACACATTTAAGTTCTGGATATCTTTGATGCATTAATTGTGGTGTTAAATCATCCTGTAAATGTATCTCATAAATATTATCTTCATGGATACCTTGTCTATATCTATATGGTACAGAAACTATAATTTCTTTACATCTGTTATATGCATATTTTAATACTTTTTGGGCATCAGGCACTGATAAATGCTCTAATATATCACCAAAAATAATTATATCATAATATTCATATTCAAAATCTACAATATTTGCATTGTATGTTTTTCTATAAACTTTTGATAAATTATATCTATCAATATATGGTTGGAATATCTCAACACAATCTATATTATCATATTCTCGTAATAATGTAGCATATGTTCCTATACCAGGACCAACATCTAATATAGATGAATCTACATTAAAATTATTTATTATGTATTCTCTAATTTCTTTTTTAAAATTTGTATAGCTTTCAGGCATAGTTTTATTTATTAATTATTCATAATCATTTGGACCTTTACCCATAAATGATTTCATATGTGGATATACATTAATTACAGCATTTGGATCAGGATTAATAGTTGATTTATTTATAGGTTGACTGCATAAATTTGGCACCAAAGAATAGATATTATATTTAAATGTTTTTTGTAATTTACTACAATAATTATCAGCTATCTGGAAACATTCATCCATACCTTCTAAATATGCATCATACATATCAGATTTAATACCATATGCTATACATCCGGTAACATCATAAGTAGTGAATATTTTATTTTCGGCACCATATATCCACCTATGTTGATGACTCCAACGCCATAATCCAGAATACAAATATATTAAATTCCAATTGTTTGGAATTAAATCTAAATATGATTGTATTATATCATTAAAATTTTTCAAAAAAACAACATCATCTTCTAGAATTAATATAGATTTATAGCCACGTTCTTTTGCTATCCTTATACATGAGTAATGACTAATACTACAATTTATTTCATTTTTATTACCAAAATCGTGACCATTATATTTGTGTTTATAAAATAAATCAAACATATATTTATTAAAACCATATCTAGTAGCATTAAAAAATTCTACATCAATACCGAGTTTAACAAATCTATCATTTACAGATTGCCTACGTTCTTTAGACTCTACTAAATTGATACAAAAAACATGGTCAAAAAAAATATTAATTGTATGCATTCTTTTGGTTTATAATTTCTTTTATAGAATAATACATAAATTTACAATAAGCTATAGGATAATATAATATATCACTCATAGTAAATGGTGATATAAATCTATAACTTTCCAAATAGAAAAATCTATTTAACTCTATTAATTTCTTTATCATATATAATCTTCTCTTTCATTTACTCCAAATGTTGAAACCCAAGAAAAATAATCCAATTTTGTTTTACCATCACCTCTAATATTAGAGATATCAGATTCTTGTCCACACAAATTAGGAAATACAGAGTATATATTCAAATCTGGATAATCCATAAATAATCTATATCTAGAATCTATTATACGGAAATCATTATCAAGTGAGTCTATTATAGTATCATACATATTAGAATTTATAGCATATGAGCTTGCACAATGTGCTTCTGTTGGTTTAAATAACATTATATCACTATCATTATATGATATATTTTCGCGACATTTATTATGATACATCATTGTATAAAAGAAAAGCATATTCCAATATTCTGGTAATATGCTCATGTATTTTGGTAACAAATTATTAAAATCTTTGTGAAAAACACAATCATCTTCAAATATAAAAATATTTTTATAATTCCGTTCTTTTGCTATTTTAATGATACTGTAATGTGCGATTGCACAGGAGATTTCGCCAGGATTAACAAGATCATGTCCGGCACGTTGTAATAACTGTAATAATTTATCAGCAAACCCAAATTCTACTGTTGTAAAGAATTCAACATTTTTTATTCCAAATTTATCAAAACGTTTTATCATTTTTTGTTTTCTATCAGGCCTATTTATAAGGTTGATACAAAAAATATGATCAAAATAATTATGCAGCATAACCAGTTATTGTAAATTTATAAATTTTATTTTTAATACAATTAATATCTCTAAACCCATCTAAATCAAATAAATCAGCTTTATCTGGATACCATAATTCTATTTCTATCTCACAAGAATAATATGAATCCTGTATCAGATTTTTCATACTTAATTTACTTTTTATTTTAACATCATTATCAAAATATTTTCTAAGATATCTATGCATTTTAGATTTAAAAACTCTAAGGTTTTCTCTACTTTCAGTTTCAAATACATGATCAGATATAACTTTTTTATAAAATTTTGATTGAGTATTTAATGAAATATCATCATCAAATTCTTGTATTTTTTTGTTCATTTTTGTATGAAAAATAATTCGGTAATATTGTTAATTAACTATAGTGAATGATGTGTCATTCATAATCTGTAAAATTCTTACCAGCATATGATAAAATACCTGTGTGCCAATAATCTGTCTCAGATTTGATCAAATTGGAGTAGGAAAATCCTTGTCTTGTCAGATTCGGGGATGCAAAATACATTTTATTATTAGTATCATGCTGAAGTTTCATATAAAAAACATCAATTATATCAATTCTTTCATCTAAACCATTTAATATTTTATCGTAAAATTTAGAATGTACCGCATAAGCTGCTGCTGCATTACAATGACAAGCTTTTCTCCAAAATGGTTCTACTGCCCAATCATTTCGTTCATCCATTTTCCAAATATTACAAGTAAAGTAGGCTAGATCGTAATCAACAGGAAGAGCATCTAAATAAGATTGAATTATATCATTAAAATTCTTTAAGAATTCTGTATCATCCTCAAGTATTAAAATTGATTTATAACCATTCACTTTTGCATTATAAATGCAAGCATAATGTGATGACATACATGAAAATTCTCCAGCATTTTTAAATCGCAAATCATTATTATTTGCCATATACATTAATAATTGATTAGCCCATGGATATTCAACAGCAGTATAAAATTCAGCTACTATACCTAATTTATTCAATCGTTCTTGTATTTTAGTTTTTCTATCAGGTCTGTTTACAAGATTAATGATATAAATTTTTTCAAAGAAAATATTTAAAGGATGCATATTTATATTATTTTTTAAAATAAGAATTATACGAAGATACTAAAAAATGTTTAACAATCTTTAAATATAATCTTTTCTGTCACTATATTCGGTATTTATAAAATTATCCCAATTAGCATGTTTACCTTTAAAATTATCACTAAATTCTTCTCCATTTTGTATGACCAATTGTGGGTAACTTATTAAAGCTTTATATTTTTCTGGATATGGAAAAATATTATTTAAAAGAAATCTATCTAATTCCCATTCAAATTTATCTTTATAATAATCTAAAATTACTTGGTAAAATTTAAAATTTATACAATACATCGAACATCCCCAACTATTATGTGCTGGTTGTAATGGTGAATCATATTTTTTAATTGTTGTTTGATATCTCATTTCTCCATTTTTTTCTTTTTCAAATTGATAGTGACCATCGAAGGTAGCATGACCGAATAAAATAATATCAAAATCTTTATGATTGGTTTCTAAATCAACAATTATATCATGAAACGCTGGCTGTAGGTTATTATAAAACAAATTATCATCCTCCATAATTAAGATATTACGCCATCCATTTTGTTTAGCTTGCCATATCAAATCCAAATGCGAGATTAAACATCCGAGATATCCACCAGTTCTTTTAACTAAAACATTTTCATCTACTAAAGGTTTTAGTATTTCACCATTGATTCCGTAGTAGCGTTCAGCTTTATATATTCCAAACTTCTCTAAACGTTCTTTACATTTAATCCATCTGTCTTCCCGTTGACGTAGGTTAATAACAAACACACGCTCAAAGTAATTGTCTATTGTATGAAAAACAGGCATTAGGCTTCGTTTCTGTTCGTTTTCTATTTCAACTTGTTCTAGGAATAATTGTTTATTTTTTTTAATTCGTATTTTATCATTTTCACTAATATACTTACTGTTTAAAAATTTATCAATATATGTACAACCTTCTTTATATTCTTTTGTTTCCCAACATATTAATGATAAAATATCTAATGGATATTCAAAATGATATTTAGGATCAAAAAATAATATAACATCATCAGGTGGTGGCAATTTAAAAGCTGTTTTTGCATAATCTTTTGATTTTTCAAGATCTTTTATCTTATCATTATAAAGATAAAGTTTTGATAAAAGAACATATGCATCTGCTCTTCTAGGATCTATTTTAGTGGCACAATCTAAGCAATAAATAGCTTTGCTTATATCATTTTTTTCAACATAACATGTAGAAGCATCCAACATTGTAAGGTATTGTTCATCTTTCCAATAATAATTTATCTTTTTTGCAACTTCTAAATATTGATGATAATTTTTTAATGCATCATCCCATTTTTGCATATCTTTATAAGTTCTGGCTAAATAAAACCACCCTCTAGTATCATCTGGGTTTTCTTGTAAGTGTTCTGTTAAATTTTTAACATAAAAATCAAATGTTTTATGGTAATTCTTACCTTTCAATTTATGTTTATGCCATACTACTATATTTTTATCAACAACTCTTTTATTGGACGGAATAAACATAGCTTCATGAATTCTTGGACCAACAAATTTCCAACCATTATTATAATTATGGTTTTTCCAAATTCTATTTCTTGTATAATTTATAGTTTTCTTATCATCCAAGGTTATATCTGATATGAATGTTTCAAAATAATCTACATCAGGATTATCAATAACATGTTTTAATAAGTCGGTTGGATTTTCTTTTAAAAATTCATCAGCATCCATCCAAAGTATATAATCTATATCTGGTAATGAATCAACAAATTCTAAAACTTTATTTTTAGTATCAACAAAATTAGTGAATTGTGTTTCATACACTTCACCATATTTTTTAATTATTTTTTTTGTAGAATCTGTAGAACCTGTATCAAAAATGATAAATTTATCAACCATAAACTCAACTGACTTTATCATTCTTTCTAAAACTTCTTCTTCATCTTTAACTATAGCACAACATGCTATTCTAGGCTTATCTGACATGACTTAAACAAAATAATGAATAAAACTTTATCTATATATTTAAACAAAAAAATAGGGTCTATCGACCCTATCTAAACTATTCTATTTTTATATCATATTCATGTCTGGAATTTTTACTCAGTTCACATTTTATAGTTAGAATACCATCTTCTAATTTTGAACTTATTGAATCTATAGGATTATCAGGTAAATATAATTTATAAGTTTTTTCTCTATCTTTTCTCTTTACCTTTATAATTAAGATATCATCTTTTCTTTTTAAAGAAATATCTTCCCTTTTACAACCAGGTAAAATATAATCAATACTATATCCATCACCAGTAGGATACCAATTACTATCATGCCAATTAGAGAAAAAGTTATCAAACAAATCAAAATTTAATCTAGACAAATCTAATTCAATAAATCTACGCATAAAAACTCCTTTATATTATTTTTAAATTATTATATCATTTATATTACAAATACCATGCTAATTTTTAAACATAATGATATTTTTTTATCATCTATGACATCTTTACATGTATTATTTTATTTTTTATATCAATCATGATATTTTGTCATATTAAATTTTAGATTATATAAAAGGAGGTTGGCAGGAGTCTTAAATCAGGTTGATAAAAGGAGGTTGGAATCTGGTTGGTAGGAGGTTTGGTAGGAGGCTTAAATCAGGTTGGTGGAAGGAGGCCCTTTAAGTACCTTTAAGTTAGTTCTAAGTTTTCGGAGGGTGACATCAAGGATTACGAGATTTTTAAAATTTGTTTAAAATTATTTTTAAGGAATCAAAAATAAATTTTAATTGGTATTTTTAAAAATATCAATAAACAAATTTAATGATTTTTTGTATTATAAATAAAAAAAGCCATACACGTATGTATGGCTTTAAATATAGGATATGCTCAGTCGTACCGGAATTGCCAGTGGAACCAAATATATTTAATCTTATGAGAAAATAGCCAAAACTTTTTGTTCAGCTAAAATAATAGCTTCAGTTGCTTTTTCTACATCTTCTGCAATAGCAGAAGGTAAACCATATAAAGTGTGAGCTGATCTATCATCAACTTCATTACCATATTGGTATAAAGATGGACCAGAAGGCCCTAAAGTTGTTTTAAGAGCATTTGCCTTTGCGATTAAAATATCTAATTTAGTATTAACCGTATTGTGTGTTGTAGCCATTTTGATTATATTTTTTTATATTTTAAATTATATTAAGGACCCCAAGGACCCATATTACCAGTAGGACCGAAATCTATGTATGGTTGATAACCTGTAGGTCCTAAACCGTAAGTTATTCCATCTAATTTTAATTTTAGTAATACTAATAGTTGATTGACGGAATCTAATTCGTTTTCTAGAGAAGTTACCAAAGAAGATGGTACACTATATACAACACTACGAGGGTTTGTTGCATTTGCACCTAATTCTTCGGAACGGTAACTTATAGCTGTTAATAAATTATCAGCATTACTCTTTAACGTTGTAATCTTATTAGTAAGTAATTGTAAATTATAAGACATCTTTTATTTATTTTTAAATTTCTTTTTCTTTACTTTAGGAGTAATACTTCCGATTGCATTATCAAAATTATCACCGCTACCTTCTTTACCTGGTCCTGGAGGATTAACAGCTTTCATTCCTAATGTATTAGTTAATGTTGATATACCAGAACCAGAAACTTGTCCGGTAGTTGGTCCAGCTGCTAAATTTTCCCAAACTTTTTTTAAACCTATTTTATTAATATAATTTAATAATTGTAATTGATCTTCTTTTTCTAGATCATAACTATTAAGTATTTCAAATTCATTATCAGGTTTATTTTCTATAAAATTTATATTTTTACCAGTTAACCAATCTTTTAACATTGAAAAAACTGTATCGTTAGGATTACCTATTTTATAAACTACACCTTCTCTGATTCTATGTGGTAAACCATCATGTTTAGTTTTTGCAAACTCTTCTAAATCAGATTTAGACATAGAATCCGCAATTCTTTGTATTTTTGGTGGACAATAATCAGATTTACCAGTTTTACACGCTAAAGCTTTAGCCATTATCCTTTGTTGTGCGATTGATTTAGCTGGCACGTTTGTTAATATTTTTTAATGCTTTATAATCCTTTTTCATTAATGTTTTAGCAGCTTTAGTTTCAGAATTAATTTTTCTAACAGGAGAACGAACTATATGGCGGATAGCTAATTTTGTAGCTAATCCGCCTAATAATTCATTTAATTCATCATATTCTAATAAATGTAACATTAGTAACGATTATTTGCTGTAGATGATAATTTAGCATAATTATCAAAACCACCAGCAGCAGTTTTACCTGATAATTTAGCCATCTTATAATCATGTTTCATCAAATTTTTCTGTTTTTTCACACCTGCTTTATGACCAGCAGCAGCAGCTTTACCATGAGCTTTAGCTACACTACCAATTATACTAGATGCATGACCCATAAATCCTTCTGGCTCTTTCTTTTTGAATGGACCGAAAAATTCATTAATAGCATCATCAGTTAAAGTATAAGAATATTCATCATTTTCATCTATACTTTCTGAAACATACGAATCTAATAAGGATGATAATGATTGAACATATGCATCTGTATCAGTTACTTCGTATCCGTAAAATTCTGCCACTTCTTCAAATAAAGATACCATTTCATCATATGAAAGACTACCATGTTCATTTAAAGATTCTATAACAGATTTTATAAATAATGATGCATCTACACCATCATTATTTAATTCTCTATATTGAGAGTATGTTAAAATCATATCTGTTTATTTTTTAAATTTAAATTATTTAGCAGGTTGTCCGGCAGCAGCTTTTTTGGCAGCACTACGAGCTTTTAAAGCTTTGATACCTTTGTATGCACCATAACCAGCACCAGCAGCTAATGCGGCACCACCAGCAGCAACACCTAATTTCTTATTACCGCTTAATTTATTAAATGCACCAGCAGCTTTACTAGTTCCACCAATATTTAATTTGCTACCAATAGCACCTGTTTTGCCAGCTACTGCACCAGCACCTTTAGCTATTGCTCCACCAGCTTGACCAACCTTTTGTTTAAGGAAAGATGCTGCACCTTTGATTGCACTACCACCTGCTGCTCTTTTATGTACGGCGTAAGGATTATTTTTTTCTAAAAGATCTTCACCTCTACGTGTTAGAGCAAATAATAATTCGCTTTCATCTTCATTAATTCCTTCATCAATGAATTGTGACCAATCAGCAATCCATTCTGCATAGCTTTCATACACTTCTGTATTTAAATCATAACCAGTTTCATCCAATACATTGTCTAAAAATGTTACAACTTCTGATTCAGATAAGACTTCGCGTTCTTGCATTACTGTAAGTAATGCTTCCATGACTTCAATACCATTGCTATATTCATCTTGTCCTAAACCATTTGATGATTCATACAGATCGTTAAATTCGCTAAAACTTAGTATCATATTATATTATTATTTTTAATTTATTTTTTATATATTCTTATTTAAATAGTAAACTAGTTCATGTTGAAGATCTAGTTCATTATCATACAAATTATCATCCGATTCTTTCAATTTCTGCAATAATTTTTGACCTCTATCAGTTAATTTTAATGTATCGGCTGTAATCATTTTTATTAAATGTTTATTATCCAAAAGCCATCTTTTTGTTACACCTATTTTTTCTAAAGATTTAATATCAATGGCTCCACCATTTTTAGCAATAGCATCTAAAATAATACTTCTAACAGGTGCATGTGTACTATGTTTATGCGCTGGATGATTATCAGTATATTTCCGTTTTGTTATTAATATTTTCTCATTTAAATTCATCTTAAAAAATATTTTTTATTGTATTAATAGTTAACATTTTTTTGGTAAATTTTAAGCCTTGCCATGACCACCTATACCATAATCATTTTTACCTCTATAGTTGATGGATATTTTTTTACCATGATGTTTTGATAAGAAATCGTTAACACCATCGTCAACTCCAGCTGCGTGTCCATGACTATGACCTACGGCAAATCCAGATTTTTTACCAGCTTTATGCCCTAAATATGCCGCACCACCAACAGCACCTGCAACGGCAGCACCAGCAGCATATTTTTTCCAATGCTTTTTAAAGTGGTCTTTAACTTTACTACCAGTTGATGCTTTAGGAGCTTCAGCTTCGTTAAGTTCATTATAGTATAAATCTATATCAAAATCAAGACCATGATACTCATAAAGATAATCGGCTACGTCCTGGAGTATACCACCTTCTTTTGCTATAATGTTTACATCAGAAACTATAGCTTCTGGAAAATTTAAAATACTCATTCGTTTTATTTTAATTTTATTTTACTTTTCATATCATGTAATGATTTTAAAAATCTTTATGAAATTATAAATTTCAATGGTCAATACACTCGACCTCTACAACTTAGAGTTTATATAATTTGAATTATATCTTATCTGTTGTTACTTTAAATTATTTAATTCATCTTTCATAGATGAAAAATAACCATGTATACACTCTGGTATATATTTTTTAAATGAAAGATAGTCATCATTTTTTATATTTTCGACTATATTTTTATTTAAAATATGTTTATCATTATTTATATATTTTTTAAATTCTATAAATTCTATTTTTTTATCATCATTTTCATTCAATTGTTGATTTTTCTTAAAGAATCTAATAAAATTTTCATTACCGGCTAGTGTTATTGGATAATATTTACCATCCAATTTTTCATTTATTAGTTGTTGTGAACTATTTTTTACTATATGGTAACCGACAAACATTTTATTATCTTCAACAATTTTAGTTAACATTTTTTCTGATAAATCTTTACTAAATGGTCTGCTTTCACCATTTACACCATTATGTACTTGAAATATCATTATTGGCTTTTTATTACTCTCATATATTTTTTTACATGATTCCATATGACCATTATTAAATGGTTGAAATTTACCAATAACAACATTCACACCTTTACCAGAAACAACTTTCTGTTCTTCCGTATTACTTTCTAAGGCTCTTTTCCAAAAAGAGACAATTCTCATAGAGTCAAGACTTTCTTCGTTTTCGAGTATTAGTTCGTCTTTTTGAATTAGACGCTCTGGTATGTCTGGTATTGCGTAATTTGACGTGTTTAGAGTGTCGTTAAGAGAGAATTCTTCTATATAAGTTTCATATATTTCTTCGAAATTACCTTCATCAATACTTGTAATTTTTTTATATATCTGGTCTACTATATTATTTTGATATTTAGCAATAGATGGTGAAAGAAATTCTTTTGTTTTATTTCTTTTCTTTCTAAATAATGAAATAAACATTTTATAAATTTCTTTCCATGAAACTGATTTATTTACAAATAATAATGTTTTTTTATTTTCTATTAAATCAAGGTTTAAATCAAATTTTGGTTGTTTTAAATATGATGGTAAATTTAAATCTAGAGTTTCATACTTATGTCCAAAATTATCTATAAAATTATTATATACCCTGGATATCAATTCTATATATCTATCATTTACACCAATTTTATATAATTTCATCTTTCTCCATCTATCATCTTGTTCCATAAATTCTATAATATCAGAAAAAATAATCGATACTATATCATTTTTTTCTGTAGGAACATTTGTAGTTTTTGACATTTGTTCAAAATATGGATCTATCATTTTTGCCAAAACTTGGTAGTTTTTATCTCCAAATGAAAATACAACACCTTCCATTTTATAATCAGAATTTGGATCAATTAATTCTGGTTTAAGTGCTGGGTTTAAAATACCTATTAAAAATTTAGAAAAACTATCAGTTTTAAACTTTTTTAAAATATCTTCTTTAGACATTCTAATATATTCCATCAGAGAATCTTTTTGTTTATCTGATAATCTGCCTTCGAAAATTATTGGTGGATAACCAACACCAAATTTATCAGCCCAACTATACAATTCATCTTTAGATGATATAACATATTCTTCAGATTTTAAATCCTTATCATCCCTCTTAACTAAAATATGTGTTAAAACAAGTTTATTCTTTGGTATTACATTATAAGATTGTATATTTGTGTTATCAGGAAAATATTGAAAATGAAATCTATAATTTGGTTTTATACCACTCAAAGTATCTGGTGTAAAAGTTTCAATATATTCTATAGCATCATCATAATATTTGGATAATATTCTGTCAATTTTAGATATTGGATTAGTAGTATCACGTTTAAAAAATAACAACTTTTCGCCATTATACTCAAATGAAAATTTAGAGGATGATATTTTTTCGGATACTCGGCAATCCAGATTAAGCAAATTAGATATAAATTCTGAACCTTTTTTATCAAAAATATCTTGTAATATTTTTATTGACATTTTACATCCTCCAATCTATTATAAAACCACTTAAAACCACCAGCAGTTTTTGTTTTACCAGAACAACATTTAGATATATTTCCAGAATGTATATTTGTTTCTTTCATAGCATTTTTTATAGATTTATATTCTTTAATAAAATTGCAATCTAAATCATATTGATATACATTTCTTGAATAATGTTTATAATATTTATTTGAAATTTTTTCTTTAATTTCGTTTTTATCTATTTTTTTAAAACTCCAAAAAAATCCACCAGCAGTTTTATTTTTATTACTACAGCAACTACAAATATTACTGATATTTACATTTGTAATATTACTAGCTTCTGTTATAGATTTATATTCTTTAATTAAATTACCATTTAAATCATATTGATATATCATTTTTTTGTTTACAGAATATAGATATAATCTATAATTAATCTCATCTTTATTTAATTCAGTATATGACCAAAAAAAATTCTTAGCAGTTTTTAGTACATTATTACATGATATAAAAAGTAAATTAGAATTGATATTATTATATTTTGATGCATCTGTTATAGATTTGTATTTTCTAATAAATGTACCATTTAAATCATATTGATATATCATTTTTTTTATAGTTTTTCTACCATTTATGATTTTTTTAATATTAAAAATTTCATCATCAGATAATTTATGATCCATCCAAATATAATTATCAATAATTTTAATATAATTATTCGAAATACGTATTACATCTATATTTGTTTTTCTCTGTGTTTCTTTAATTGAAGGATATTCCTTAATAAAATTGCAATCTAAATCATATTGATATACAATTTTAGATGTTTTAGCTTTCGATTCATCAGTATGATGACATCCTAGCCAAAAATTTTTACCGGTTTTTTTGGAAACATTATAGCCTATTTCCGGATTAGTTGCATCATATTTTTCTATCCAATACTCTTCTTTTTTATTTAATTCATCAAAATCATCAGAATAATCTATAATTTCTCTTTTAAAATTTTCTTTTCCTATAGATTTAATATCTTCCTTTAATTTTTTATTTGAACCATAATAATTGGAATTTAATAATTCTTTTTCCGTTTTCATTATTTGTTTTTGACCTATATAAATCTTATTATTTATAAGATTTGTTGTTTTATAAATTAACATATATTGACTATTTAAAAATATGAATATATAAAATAAAGTTTTTGTTATTTAATCTGGAAATGATATGAATTTAAATTATAAAATACTATCAAAAAACAAAAAATCTAAAACTGGTGTATGCTATGTTTTGAATGAATACACTTATATTTTGACAGAATGTAAATTTTCAATTTCTAAAATGAAAATTGAAAATAAATATCATAGAACTGTTTTATTTACTGAATGGTCTCATACAACATTCGATGGTAAAACTAAAGAATTAGAAAAGTTTATAATTGATAATATAGAGAATGATATTTATGTTATGTGTATTTATAATCAAAATATACATTCAAATTTAATAGAAAAGGAAATTAAAGGTGATATATCAAAAAGGATATTAGAATTTACCAATTCTACAAAGTAATCATCCTATCTTCTATATCACTTACAACATCGCCAACAGTTTGCCAATTTGTATATGCCATTTCATTAAATGGTGAACCATAGTTATGTTGAATAAGATTTTTAAAATTTCTTAATCTATCACCAGTTATACCTAAATCAGATAGTTTAATATCATCTTTAATTTTGCATGTACACGTTTGTAAAAATGCTGCAATCATTGAGTGTATTTGATTTTTTAACATTTTTTAATCCTTAATTTAATAATTTTTGAATAGAATTTCTTTCTTTGTATATATTTAAAATGGAATCATACACAAAATCTATAATTTTATTAAAACCATCAATTTTTTGCTTTCTTTCTTTACCAAAATATGACATTTTTATACCATTTATAGATTTTTGTATATTACCAAATTTAATATCCTTGAGTATATTAGTTAATCCTGGATGTTCATGCTCTAAACTTTTACAATGCTGTTCTAATTGATTGACTTTATCATACATCTCAGCTTGTATTTTCCACTCCTCATCACTTCTACTCCATGTCATTGGTGGTTTAGAATCATAATTTACACCAACATTAGTTTTAATAGCATTTTCATAATTTTTAATGTCTAATAACCAATTATCAATATCTTGACCAGTTTTAATTTTAAATTCTATAGCTCTTTTGAATTTTTTAATCAAATCTTTATGTCTTTTATCATTAACATCTAAATTATTATCTTCTATAAAATCATTAATGGTTGAATTAATATCACGTTTATCAAAACGTTTGATTGGTATTTTTAAATCTTTTAAATCTTTTATTAATTCTTTATATTTATTATCTGATTCTTCTTGATGTTTTAAGATTTTTAAATATATTGATATTATAATACTCAATACTGAAATAGAACCTATAGTTATTAATATTGGATTTTTATTAATTTTAACCCACGATATTATTTTTTGCCATTTAGTTAATTCCTTTTTTTCTTCTTTTTTTAAATCAGATTCTGATTCAATATTATCGGATTCTAATAGATAATTGAAAAATGATAAATTGGAATTATATAAATTATATGAATTAAAATCTAAAGTATGTTTCATTTAATTGATTTTTTAAGAAATAGCTTTCAGTGTATGATGTTGTGCTCTGTTTGATACATTACGTAATGTAGTTGCCATTTTTAATTTTTTGACTGGATCCTTTTCGGTATCCATTTTATTTAATATCTTATCTTGCAAATCACTATATCTATTAGCTTGTTTTTCATGATCTATACCTACAGATTTTGGCATATGTTTGGCTAAAGAAGATGTAGACGTTTTGGTAACATTAGATGCTGATTTGCCATTAAATAAACCTTTTTTATGTCCTAAATATGCTGCTCCACCAATAGCTGCTGCACCTGCCGCGCCAGCTGCATATTTTTTCCAATGTTTTTTAAAATGTCCTTTAATTCCACCACCTGATGTTTTTGGATCATCAGCTTCATTTATTATTTGGTATAATTCATCATCTAAAAAAATACCGTATTCTTCTAAAATATATTCTTCTAAAATATACGGGTCTATTTCTGATATTATTTCAACATCACAAGATATTCTTTCTTGTATTAGAAAATCATTAAAACTTAATATATTTAACATTTTTTTATTTTTTTATTTTTTAGGTTAACCATTTTTTTGCAATAGCTTTTGCATAATCTACAGCTATTACAGTTTTATCATAATCTGCCATCAAAAGAATATCATTTCTATTATTAAATTTAATATTATGTAATCTTTTATTCATTTCATCTAAATAAGTATTATATATTAGATCCATACATTCTTTACCACTATGAATTTCCGGTATAATACCTTTACTAAATATATTATTTTTATCTAAAGTTTTTATTAAGCCTCTAACACCCTTTAATAAAATATGTAAATTTATATTATCTCTACTCATACCAGGATTAAGATGTAATAACGAATCTATTTTCATTTGACCTTCTTCTATACCGGCTACAGTACCCAACCAATTTGCAATATCTAATAGACATGTTTGGTAATTCCTACTTATATTATGTATTTGTTTAGAACCAGTATCAAATCTGGATTTTAAAGTATTGCTTCTTGGTGTTAACCAAGCATGAACTCCAGTATCTCCTATTTCTATCAAAAGATGTTTTTCTATAGCAGTATAAACTCTACCATATGTTATACCTTTATAATTTTGTTCTGGTGTTAATCTATCAATTGTCCATTCTCTATATGGTCCAAATGTTGGTATAAAATCTACTAATAATGTCATACCATCATTTATAAATACTGCAACAGAAATACCTCTAATCATTTTTTTATTCAATTTATTTCTGTTTAGATGAAATGTTAAATTCGCATCTATATAATTTGGTTGAATATCTTGTATAAATTTTAAAATGATATTATTATAAAGTTCTAATGTTTTTTCTTCATCTAAATTTTTAGCTTTCATTTCACCACTAAATTGTAATAATGGTAATGTTATTATAGCATCTATATCACCATAACGTTTATTAGGATTATCATGTATATCTTTATTCCAATAAAAAGCTGAACCAGTTATATCAAAATTCTCAACAGGTAACATTTTTTGATCATTCAGATATTTATTAATATCTGTAAATAATTCTTTTAATATACCATCAAACTCTTTTACATTATGAGGTGTTACTTGATAATTTAAATCTCCTCTGAATGAAACCATATTTAATGCCTTATATTGCTCTGGTTTTAATTTAGTTTTTATATAATTATCACATTGTTCCATTAAATATTTTTTTTCATCATCAGAATGAGCAGCATTAATTTTTTTAATGTATGATTGTAAAACATTATCTGAATAAAATGTTTGAAATAATTCATCCAATTCTTTTTTATCGAACTTACTTTCCAGTGAATCCTCGTAATTTTTTATTTTATTTTGAAGTACGGGATCAAAAGTACCTAATAATTTTTTACCAAGATTAGATTTAAATCTTTTTATAAAAATAATTATCAGTTTACCAAGTAATGTTGAAATACCAACAACAAGAATAAGTTTTAATATATCTATATTAAAATCTATACCCTCATTTATATAATCATCATATTTTTGGATATATTTCATCATTTATAATTAGTTTTGATACTCTGTATTCCCTTTTCATCAAATAATTGTTCTACTGAAAATTCTTTACCAAATGCTACATTACCATGCGATACAGAAAACTTTTTATCACCAGAACCACCAAATTTTTGAGCATTTTTAATCATATCATACTCATCAGTTAATGATGATGATATAATACTAAGTATTCTATCTGTATCGAAATCTTTTTTCCTTAGTTCTGTTTCCATTTTTTTATCGCCAATTTTTTTAGCAATAAGATAACCAGTTAAAAATGATAATGATATTCCTAATCCTAATGCATATTTTTTCCAATGATTTTGAAAATGTGATTTTATTTTACCAAAGAAACCACTATTATCTTTATCATGAAACTCTTTCTTTTTATCATCTGGTAAAGAATCCCATTCCTTTTTAATTTCATCAGTCATATCTGTAGATTCAGTTAATAAAATAAATGAATCATAAGATTCCATTTCATATATAAATTCATTAAGTTTTTTCATATGTGTATTTTTTTTAAGATGCTCCTGTAAATGAAAATTTGTTAAGAATTAGATTTTTCAATTTGAATTATATTTTCCATAGTTTATTTATTTTAAAAATCTTAATTTATATAATGTACTTGCTAATAAATCTAAAATTTCATCTACAGTATTCTGTAGGTTGGAATCTTTAAAAAGTTTTCTAGCATCCTTAACTTCTTGTATAAATGTTTGGAAATAATCTAAAGGATCTTGGTAACATGATGATGGTATTTTTATTTGTACAAGACCATACATTCCTTGATATTGTTCTATTAGAGAGTCTGTTATATCAACTATTGCATCATAATAATCATTTAATGCTTTATGAATTTCAAAACTCTTTGTTGCCAAATGTATTATATGTGCAGTATCTCTACTCTGGAACAACTTACCAAAAAATTCTGTTATTGGACTCATAAATACACTTTCATCACCAGTCACTATTGGTACTGAAGGTGCAACCTTTATTATAGGATTTTCTAATATTTCATGTAAAGGTTTAATAGTCATTTTCATTTAATTTTTTATATTCTAAATCTTCTTTATATTGCTCAAATGTTACCATATGCGCACCACATAATTTTTTATTATATTCCATAGCTAAGGTTTTATTCTCAGATTTTATTCTCATCATTTGTTTTTGTGGTTTCCAATTTTCGATAGCTTTAGAAGAATTAAAATCATCCTTACCAACATAAACTATAGCTTCTTTCATGGGTATATCCTTTTTATCACCCCTAAAAGAAACCATAACGTTTAATTTATTTCTATCATTTGGATATTTCTCAATCTTATCAATTTTACTTAAATCTTTTTCATCTATTAAAAATGACATACCTTGTACAAAGTTATTAATATCTTCTTTTAAAAAAGAATCTGTTATATTTATTTCATTAATACTACGTTTATGTTCCATAGTATAACCATTTAAAGTTGAAACTTTGGAATCATATATTTTTATATTTTTACTTCTAAGTAAATTCTCATCAATAATAGATGAAAAATAATAAACTTGTGCCATATTATTTTAAAATAAATTTTTTAATTTCTGGATGTTCTTTTCTAAAACTATTTATAATCCATTGCTTGGTATTAATAAATTTTACCAATTCTTTTGGTGCTAATAGTATATCCAAATCTAGAGGATTTCCTTCTGCATCTGATATAGATGATGACATTTTTGATATACCATTTTGAGTTACAACTGATATAACACAACGTTGAGGTTTAACTTCATTAACATAAAAACGATAAATTACTTTTAAAATTATACCCTTTTTTGTTGCAATATTTGTAACTTTCTTTTCCTTTATTTCAAATATATCATCCTTTGTCATAATGTTAAAGGTGTAATGTTTAATTTCATACAATTTTTATAAAATCTAGATTTTATTTGATGTAATTTATTATAAAATTTATAATCTTGATCTTTTATAATATCAAGAATATTTTCAAACGTCATTAGATCATCCTTAGTTATATCATCTCCAAATAATATATTGACGAATTTATCAGGATTAGATGTTATAAGTTTTCTACTACCTTTAACTTCATATGCTTTTGTTAAAGTGCCATGTGGTCCTAAAAATGATTTATGTATAATATACATTCCTCTATTTCTATCAAAAATAAGTTTAGAATATTCTCTTACATTATCATTTTGATCATCATATGACACTATCTTCTTATTAATTGATTCGGTTATTGCTGATAACATAGCTTCTCTATATTTACCATTGTATTCACTTTCACCATTTAATATATCAGGACAATATCTTGTAAATTTAATCCAATCATAATTTAAACTAGGATGTATTATAACATCTATATTCATATCATTAAATGGCCAATCTACTAATAAAGAATCATTATCTTTTATTACAGAATTATATTTTAATCTATCGACTTGGTATTTTAAAAAATCTAAAATACCAATATCAAAATTGTTAGAATCTGATAATGATTTAGAATCTATAATTATATTTATATTTTTGCTTATATCTTCTGGATCTGATAATTTACCAGCAGAACCTGCAAAAAATAAATCTTCTTCCTTTAATAATAACAAAGGAAGAAGATTTTTAATTATATCATCTTTTATGATGTGTACATCTTTTTGTTTTATTCCTGATAATAAAACATAATCTTCACTTTCTAATATTGAAAAGGAATTATACTCTAAAATATATTTCAAAAGATTTATTATTTTTATTATTATCTAAAATCATCTGGATGTTTACCTTCGGCTTTATTAGCACCAGCTCTCTTTTTGTCTATATGTCTACCTATTAGTGCACCAGCACCAGTTAATATTTTACCAGGACCTTTTACAGAATCACCTTTTTTAAAGGATTTATTTTTTAATGCCATACTAGTTGCTGCACCAATGCCTGCGCCTATATAAGCTCCACGATTCCTTTTAAAATGCGACTTTATGCTATCGCCGAATGATTTTTTTTTTTCTTGCTCTCCAGATTCTAAAATTTTTCTATAATCATCAGTTATTGAGAAGTAGGTTTCACCATCTTCTTCATTAATTAATGCAACAAATATGTCATCCAAACTTTCTAGTAATTCTTCAACATTTATTTCCAAATCAGAATCATTTTCATATAATACTTGTGAAATATATTCGGTTATTTGTTCTAACGATTTAGGTTCCTCTTGTAAACCTTCGGCTATAGAATGTACTATTTCTTCTATTAAATCACCATCATTATTTTCTTCAGATTCTTGCGTTTTCGCACCTTTACCACCTTTCCATTCAGCCTTTATTTCTCCAAAAAATTTCTTTTTACCAGCATTATCTAATTTAGCTGGGCTTTCAACCCCATGTTGCTGGAGTTTATTATTAAAAAACTTTTTATATTCTTTTTGCTTTGCACTATCTTCTTCGTTAATTTGTAAATCTCTCTCTAAACGAAAAGTTAGATAATCATTTAAAATCTCAGACATAGATTATTTTTTTATTTTTATGTTTTATATTTTTAACAAATATATATATTATTAGAAAAATTTTAAATATAAAAAACATGAAATACATAAAAGAATATAATAATTTTGAAGAATTAGATTTTTTAAATGAAGAGCAAAAATTAAATGTTGTTTGGAGAGATGCCATAGGCGATCATTTTATGAATTATATAAGTAAAACATCGAATAATGTTATACATGGTGTTACACAAATAACTGATGATTATCTTAGAAAATCTTATGAAATTTTTCTAAAAAACAATAAAAAAGTTAGTGGTGATACAGATTTAAATTCGATAAAAAAAGATGCAGAGGATCACGCATCTGATGCTGTTAAAAACATCAAAGATGAAGATAAAAAAAATGAAAGATACAAAAAGGAGTATGATAAGTATATAAAGGATAGGAAAAAAGAGCAAGAAGAAGGTGATACTATATCATTTGAAGAATTCAAGGAAACTGTAAATGATAGATTAAAACAAGAAAAAATATTAGAAGTTAGGAAAAAATTAAGTACGTTATTATTAGCTATAAGTATAGGATTAATAATTATAGGTGGTATAGGTGGGGCTATAATGTCACTAAGAGCAGTTATAGTGGCTCATGAAAAAAGGAAAAACAAGAAAAAAACAGGTAGTGATAAATTATCAGAAAAACAAGAGGATACTCTTTATAAGATTCTTGTAATATCAAAAGTTATGGTTGTTATTGGTGGTATAGGTGGAGCACTACGTTCATTTAAATTTTTAATAAAAACAAAGCAAGATTATACAGGATTTGAAGATGATCATGGATTTATGGGTGATATAGATTCTAGAAATGAATCCGTGGATTACAAAAAATTAGGCGAAAACACATATAATCTTATTAAAAATTCTAAAACATTTAATTCAATATTAAATAAATTAGGGGTAATAAAAGGTTTAAATAGTATTATGCAATCAGCAACAGAATATGCTTCAGGATTAGAAGAAGATATAATTATAAATGTTGCAAAAATGAATATGTTTTTTGATAGATATTTGACAAAATCAGAACAAAAAGAAATAATGAAATTAAGTGGGTATGCTATTTCAATCATACATGAAAAAGAAATTTATAATAATTTTTATACATTAAATGAAGCTAGTGATAAAGATATTGAAAATATGTATAATATGGCTATAAATTTAATTGGTCAAAATAAAATTGATAGTATTGTAGAAAAGGTGTGGGATAAAAATGTAGAGAATGGTTTAAAAGAATTGGAAAAAATAAAAGATAACAATAAAGCTGCAATTAAAATTGCAGAAATAAAGAAAACTATCGATATGAAATTAGATTTTCACGAAAAACAAGAATTAATTAAACTTGGCGAAAAACTACTTTAGTCTTTCGCCGAAAGTTTTTTTAATTTTTTTATAAGGAAAACCTTGAGTTTTATATATCTCTTCTCTTTCGTAAGAGTGTTTTAATGAATAATTTTGAAAACCTTTAAATGAAAAATCATCTACAAAATCTATAATATTTACAACTTCTTTACCTTCAAACAATCTCATACCTCTACCAATACTTTGAAGTATTATCTTTTCTGATTTGAAACTTTCTGTAAAGAAAATATAACTTAAATTATTTATAGAAATACCAGTAGAGAATGTACCAAATGATGCTACCATTATCTTGATAGTTTTAGTATTTCTATCCATTTGAGTTATGTAATGTTTTCTTAAATCTTGTTTAGTATCACCATCAACATAATAAATTTCATAATTTGCTGGTAAAACATGCTTTAATGCATCACATATTTGTTTACCGTAACCATCTTGTACATTGTGGAATAATACTAATGAATTATTTTGTACTTTTGATATAACATCTACAATAAAATTTAATCTATCTTTATTGTCTACAATCAATTTTTTTTCTAAGGCTAACATAGTTGAACCATCGAATTCAACTCTTTTTGCTTTTAGTTTTAAAATATCATTTCTTTTATCATATGGTAAATAATCCATCATTATCTGACGAATATAAACTGGTGTAGCATACTGTTTATTTTCTTCATTATTACCAAATAAAAACTTAGCACTAACTTTATTAACACATGGTCCTATTAATGATAGTAATGTGTAAGCATCAGCATCATCTTTATCTATACCTATAGTACCACTAAGACCAAACCTAATATCGGCATTTTTACATTTAGAAAGAACCTTTTTAACAGATGTTGTTTTTGCTGTATGACAATTAGATACACATAAATCATTAGCAAAATAGTTATGATTATCTTCTATTCTTAAATTATAAACATCTTCTTTATAATCTATTTTAGTTATTTTCTTTATTTTCATATTTTAAAAATTGTTTTAAATTTTTATTCATTTTTTCAAAATCCGGATTATTAATTAAAATATTCTCATCATAATTTTTAAAAAACCAATCATCACTAATAACATTATAATCGTATCCATTAATTAATGACCATTCATTCGCATACTTTTCTTTTATTATATTTTTTTCATTGGAAAACCTTGAACTATTTGGTTTAATTTCATATAATATTTTATTATTTAAATCTACAAAATCTACAATATAATTATGTAAATTATTTTTATAAATATAAGGTATTCTTATTTTTTCATATAAAAATGTTGGATTTTTTAATTGAAAAAAGGCTTCCCATGTCGATCTATATACACATATTTTACCATTTAAAAATATTTTTGTTCTACTTTTAGCCCATGAATTTGTAACACAAGGAGTAAAACTACCTTCTGCTATTAATTTTTTCATTTTTATTGAATTTTTAATTTTCATATTATTTTTTGTAATATCTGTCATTTTATGACAATAATTATTATCTCCCATTCTTGATATTGATAATAATTTATTATTACAAGGTTTAGAACATGTTACCCTATATGATCTTTTATATTGATTATATTCTAATTTTTTAGAACATATTGGACATAATGGATTTTCACTTATATCATTAAAATAATTAAATATGGATTGTTCAGTTATTAAATCAATTGGTATTAAATCTCTAATATTATTTATTATTAACCATTTTTCTAATTTAGATTCATGATCTTTTACTTTTAATTGACCATAAAATTTTTTATTTTCTATTATAAAATTATATAAGTCTTTTTTATCCATTTTACTATAATCTATATACATACAGGTAGCTTTTATTTTTATGTGCCTCTATATATTTATTATATTATCATTTTCATTCAAATCTTCAACTTTTTTCCATAATCCATTATTCAATAAAACTTTATGATTTCCTGTTATTTTTACAGTTGTGCCATTTTCCATTTCTAATTCATACATTTGAACATTTTTATTTAAATTTTTATAAACATATTCAACCTTTTTATGTTCAATTTGATTGGTAGTTTCATTATATGTTAATACTATATCATTAATTTTAATATCATTAATTTTTTTATAAGTATTATCAGACATTTTTATATTTGTATCTGGATGTAGGCATTCATCTACTGTAACAACATTAAATTCTGTAAAGAATTCATCTGGTAATTCTCTCAAAGTTTGGAATGTACCTATAACAACATCTACATCTTTTTTCTCTTTACTTGCACCATCACCTATAGGTTGCATTTTAAAATTTATCAGTTGTTTATATTTTGAATATTCCTCAAAATCACTTATACCTTGTATAACTAAAGAGTTATTAGGCACAATGATTAACATTCTATTTAGCTTACCATGAGTTTTTAAATAAGCGAACACCATGAAGACGATAAGAGTCTTTCCTGCACTTGTAGCAAGTTCATTAGAAGACCAACCATACTTTAATATGTTCATAGCAGTATTAATCTGATAATCGTAAGGTTTTTTATCAGATTTTTCAAAAAAATTCTCTTGCCATTTTACAAACTCTTTACTATCAAAATCCTCATCTATTATAGCATTTAATCCAAAAATATCACATTCAAAATTATATTTTTCACACATATTCATGACTTCTTGCCATAAACCAATAGGAATTTTATTGTTTTTAAAATATGATACTTTACCAGTCCATCCCCATTGTTTTAATTTTGGATTCTTTTTTAATAAGATCCAATAATTTCTAACCATTTTTGTAAATGTTATTTCTATTTGTCGTAGTTCTAATTCATCTGCTTCAATAAGTTTTAAATATTTTTTATCGGATGTTACTTCGAATTTCATATATTCTTTTATTTTTATAATAATTCATCAAACTTTATTTTATTTTTTATTTGGTAAATTAAATGATCTAATGATTTCAAAGTTTCATTTAGAAATTTAATATGATTAACCAATAAATTATAAAACTGTTCAGTTTCGGCAACTAATCCATCTATTTGTAGATAAATTGCCTGATATGATTTAAATTTGCCAACATTATCATCATAACACTGTTTTTTTTCTTGTTTTAATTGTCTTAAAGTTTTTTCAACATGGTCTTGTATTGCAAATGTTTCTTCTATTAATCTTTGTCTATCTGATATTATTTTAGTATTTGATATTTGTTTTAAATCTTTAAATGATTCATCATGTTCAATTATTATTTCTGTCCATTTATTACGCATAGTAGCTAAGGATTTCTTTAATCTAGAAACCTTTGCACTATCTTTTTTATCAAAAAGATTGACATTAAAAGATTTCCCTAACTCTTCCTGTATTTCCACATCTTCGAGATCTGAATTTTTCATTATTATCTCTTAAATTTGTTATTATAATTTCTTCTTTATCATGTATTTTTTTAGGTTTAGATAGAACCATATTTTGTTCTATACTTAGAATACCATCAAATATTAATTCGAATGGCATAATCTTTTTATTTATAAAAACTAAATCTTGGTGTTTAAACATGTATTATATTTAATTTATTATTTGAAAAATAATTATCAAAAGGTAGCAATTTTATACCATTATTTTTACTGTATATAATCAAATCGTTTAAATCTTTTATATGTTCTAATATAGAATTATCATTTAGATATTTTTTCCATAAAAAGATTTTATTACCTTCTTTTATTTTTGAAATTGCTTTCTTTTTACCAGTTTCATCATTATCAAACCAATATTGCATATTTTCTATTTCAAAATCCAAAACATTATGTGCTCCAGATAATGCTATTGAATTGTCATATAAAAAACTATCCATTGGGCCTTCAAACACTGTTACATTTCTATCAAAATTTATATTTAAAATATTAAATATACTTGATATATTATCCAATTTGGATACCGAATCATTTATATCTAAATCGCATTCTTTATATATTGTACTTAATTTATACGTAAAATATTTTTTTTGTTTAAGTGGACGAATTTGATAACCAATAATAATATCATCTATACCATTTAATATAACTAAAGAATTTGTTTTTGGTTGATATAAAAAATTATTATTATTATTTTGGTACCTATTTAATAGGAACGTTTCACAATTGGTATTATTTATTTCTGTAAAACCTAAATATTCTTTTAATTTTTCTTTTGTTAAAGAATATTTTCGTATATCATCTAAATCTAGAAAATTTAATCTAACAGTTGATATATTTCTAAAATCTACATCTGATTGAAAATTTCTAATTGCATATAAATCTACATCATTTAAATCACATTTATCTTTATATTCTTTTATGAAAGAATAAAGACTCATTTTTATACCACAATTAAAACACTTGTAACTCATATTTTTAAAATATAAATTACCACGTTTTTTAAAACTATCTGTTGTGCTATCACCACAATAAGGACATGCAAAATTAAATCTAGAATTAAAATCTTCTATTTTTCTTTTGTTTGGATTTACAAAAGTCTGATCTAAGACACATTGAATATGTGTTTTTATTTTATCTAAACTTAATACTTCTCTATTTTTATTTAAATTTTCTAACGAAAATGTAAAATTTATATCAAATAAATCACTATCCATTTTATTTCAAATAATAAAATTAAAAAAAAATGGGGATAAAATTAAATTTATCCCCATTATCATTTATAAATCTTTGTATAAATCGTCATCATCGTCATCATCGGGGATAGTAACCTTTGATTTTTTAGAAGGTTTCATTTGTGGTATATCTTCATCTTCAAACATATCATCTAAAGAATCTCTAGTAGGAGAATATTCCGCTCTATCAACAACTTTTTCTTTTTGTATAGAATTTTTTACTTTTGAAGTAATTGATGAAATTTTTGATTCTTCTTTAGAATATGAACCATCGCCAAATATTTTAGATTTAATTTTACCAGATGGTAAAATAGACTCAATCGATTCTAATACAAATGTTTTTGTATCATCATCCCAAGGTTTAAAATTATATTTATTTAAATCTGGAGAATTATCTTCTAAATATTTTTTGATAATAGACATATCTTCTTTTGTTCTTTCCATTGCTCTACCATCTATTTCAATTGGCTTAGAATCTCCAATAAATTGAGAATCATCATAATTGTTATAGTTTGATACAGTTTTGATATGTAACATGAATAATTTACCAGTAAACAAATCAAATGGTTTATTGGTATTTGATATACCATCCATACCATCTGGACTCATTATATTTTTAATTTTATCATGTACTTTTTTACCATATTTAAAAATCTTAATTTTACCTTCTAATTCTGGGTGATTAGGATCTTTAACTATTTGAATTAAAGAATAAAAACTTTCACGTCTTGTAAATTGAGATGCTAAATCTTCTTCTCTAGCATTATCAGATTTTTTTAACATGAAATATATATCTTGAAGAATTGATTTTTCTTTAATAGAACTAGGACAATCAATCATTCTTGATTGATCGGTATTTTGGTTTGTCAACCAAACAGTCCATTTAGATTTAATAGATTCTTGTGGATTTTTTACAAAAGGTAAAAAACGTATTACTGATTTGTAAACACCGTCTTTACCTTCTTTTGCGGAAGGTCTGTATAAATCATCATAAGCTGATGATTTTTTATCATCCTTAAATAAGTCGGATGAATCAATATTGAATAGTGCATCGTCGATGCTAAAGTTGTTTGCCATCTTTTACTCCTTGATTTTTTTAAAATATTTGAACTGTTTGTAATTATTGTACGTTTGTATCTTAAATTTGTTTAAATTAAATTTAAACTTTATTTTATTTGAACTGTTTTGGCTGTAAAGTATGCATCTATAAGATCATCTATAGGTTTAATCCAGTGTCTATTTATAAATAATGTATCTTTATTATCATTTAAAAATACCCTTAATTCATCATCATCAATGATATTTAAATATGATTCAGCTATTTGATCTTTATTATAATTTCCATTACCAGCAATAGATTTTATAGTTTTTGGACTGTATATTGAAAAATTATAATTATTTTTTATTAATTTGTGTCGTAATAAATAGTTATATCCAGCTAATTCTGCTAAACGATTTCCAGTGGAACCATACGAGAACCCTTCTAAACCTATCTTAACTTCACTGTCTTTAATTTTACTTTGTATATATTCTATTATTGAATCTGTTAAAAATTCTGCTTCTATTAGATTATTATTTTCTCTTACTTGATAATTTTTACTTTCTACTATCGGTTTGTTTATATTTAAACTTAAATTTTTAAATTCTTTTAAAACATCTATACCTATCACTTCTTTTTTTGTTAATTTACCAGGCCTATATAAACTATAATAATTAAATATATTATCATTATTTACACAAACTGCTGGCGATGAAATGGAAAAATCTATACCTATAAATATCATAGTTTTAAGTTACTCATAAAGTGATTTAAATGAGTTATAGTAACACCACCTTTTTTACCCTTTTCCTTTAACGAAGATGTTAAAGTGATATGAAGTGCTGGTATCTTAGTTCTGTGTTTAATTAAATCTGGATATGTTTTGAAAAATTCAGAAAGAGCAATATTACCTTTTATTCTACTTGTAATTTTTCTTTTGAAACTCAAATAATTCGCAGCATTTTTTATAACGTATATATTATTTTTACTAGGAGACTTATCATTTAATTTAAAATCACTATACTTAACTGTTAATGGATTTTCTTCAAAATTTCTATCTTTATTTTTATTTAAAAATTCAATAGTTTTACCTAAATCTGCATTTACTTCATCAAATTTTGAAATATATTTATTTGATATAATAGATGCAAATTCAGTTATATTTGTTATTGATTTTTCTGGTGTATTATCTTTTAATATATTTATAACTTCTATTTGGCTACCTATATCATTTGATAAATCTTTATCAGACATTATTGAATTTATAATATCTTTAGTTGCATCTTGTTTTTGTTTATCAAATATATCATTAACATCTACTACTTTAGAATTACTTTTATATTTTTTAAATAGAACAGCAGCGGTTATACCAACAGCAGCAGAACCTAATAATATTGCTATTTTTTTCCAATGTTTTTCTAAAAATGATTGTACCTTTTTATCATCCGGTTTAGAATCATTTATAATTTCATCTTCTATACCAGTTTCATTATCATCAGATTCTAATAGATATTGATTGTATTCTAAAATATATTTCATTGTTTTTCGAATTTTATTTGTGATCCAGAACTTTTAAATGATACAGAAAATGTTCTAAATTCCGGAACATTACTGGCATAACTTAATTCTAATTCTGATATACCTGTCATTATTATTTCATAATAAATTTTTGTAGCTATAAGGTATCCAGTATGATCTAATAATTGCAACTGAACGTGCCCTAAATTAGGTTCGTTACTTGGTCCATAACTTAAAAATTTTTCAAATTGTCTATGCATTATAAAATAATTTAAAAAACCTTCAGTAGTTTTAAATATTACTGTAAATTCTCTTAAAGAACTTAATTCCATATCAAATCCACCAACATATTCCCTACTTGGTGATTTACCATAATCTTTACCAGATCTAACATGTGATCTTTTTTGTGTTACAGTTTGACTAACTGTTTCGACATCTATAGCAGGCCATGATATAGATTGTATAGTTGCATTAATATAAGAAGTTGCACTTTTATATGGAAATGTTGCTCTTTTGAAAATAGGAGAAAATTCTTCTTCAACATCCGGATATATCCATTTAGATGGAAAAGAAAAAATAAAATTTGAAAATTTAGAATTTAATAAACTCATATATTATAATACTTTAGCGTTATCTATTATTTTTGACCAACTAGATCTAAATTCTTCTACTGAAGATTGTTGTGTTGTATCTAATTTTAGATCTTTTATACTATTAATAAATGAATCATAATCATTTTTCAATGTTTGTAATTTATTATTTTCTAATTTTATATTATCTACAATAGATGATAATATTTTGGTTTTTAAATCATAATCTATTTGTTCTATTTGATTGTAATTCGTCAATTTAGACCATTTACCAGAATATAATATAGTTTCAAAATCTTTTTTTGAATTCCATGCATTTGTACCAGTAACCTTACCAGATATTTTATTTTCAATAGTTATATAAAAATCACTAGTTGCACTATTTATTATTTTTTGTGAATTTATAGAATTTATTTTAAATATTAAAACACCATCTTCTTCGGATTGTATATTTATATTTTCTACCTTTTTAAATTCATTAATACGAATTTCTTCACCATTAGATGTTTTAAATATAAGATAAAGATTTAAATTATCTCCAGATTTTAAATCTTTAAATACTTCTGGAACTCCATTTTTTTTATCTATGTATTTATAAATTTTAAATTTTAGAAAATTATCATATTCATTTATAAATATTCTACAATCACCCTGACCATATATAACATTACTATTATTAAAATCCTCGAAATTTAATTTATTAGTATCAATAATTGTATTTGGTATATTTTCAAATAAAACTTTTGTAGTTAATTTGGAAGAAGAATCTACAAATAAAGTGTAGGAATTGACACTGATGTCTTTAAATTGAAATGGCACTATGGTAGAAGTCGATGATTGCTGTATTATAGTATTATTAACTTTACTTAAATTGTATGTATTAGAGCCAGTATTTGAATCTATATTTTTAATTATTTTATTTACAATTTTAATTGGTTGATATCCAATAGGTATATTTAATTTTTGCATCCATCTACCATATTTTGAAGCATTTGGAAAAGTATAAGTCGCTCTTCTCATAACTTGAGAGTTATCAACTTTATCTAATAATCTAAATGTATATTCTATTGTAAATGTAACTGCATTTGCATTTTCTATAACAGGTCTAAATTTAAATACTTGGTCAAAACCATTTTCTTGAAAAAATGATTGCTTGTGTGTTAATATTTCATCATAATCACCAAATGATGATATTTGCTCGTATAATTCTATATCATGTATACCAATATAATTGTGACCTAATTTTGCTTGATCTACTATGAAATCTTCTAAAAAATCTCCATTATACATAGGAAATATTTCAAAATAATCACCAACTACACTTTCTTGTATATTAGCTACTAAATTTGCAAAATTATCATAATTTAAAATTTCTGTACGTACAACACCTTGAGTATCATTACCTAATGGTAATGCTGTTCTAATCATTATCTGGCCATTATCAGATACATAATAATCATGTATCTCATAAAAAACTATATTAATTTTAGAATTATTATAATCTGGTATATCAAATAAATTTTTATAAATTATATTATTACCATAATTTATAACAGAATTAAAAATTTCTTTAGTTTGTAAATCAGAGTCAGTTATTGATTTTAAACTTGGTATTTTTACTTCAATATATTTATCATAAATTCTATCACCTATCAACATAGGTGTTTTATTTAAAATTATATGTGTATCTTCTTTTAAATATGCAATATTAGCAGCAAATGTTTGTTTGAAATTTTTATTATCAACATAGGATGCTCTTATAATAAATCCACCTAAATTATCAAAATTATAACCGGATACTATATGAACTTTTATCGAATCATATACAACATTTATTTCTGTACTTCTACCTAAATAAATTGGTTGAAAAAACAAAGCTTCATTCTGTTGTTCAAAGTATTTTAATGGTCTATCAGTATCTAAATGAACCCATAAATTATCATCAACAGGCATTACAGTATAATCTATAGAGTTACCAGTTAATTTTTTTGGTAAAGAATAATCAGATTGATTATAATTTACATATGATAAATTACCACTGAATGCATTTATTATTCTATAAAAATCAACATCCTTAGTATTTATAACATCAGAGTTATATGTAAATTCTAATAATGCGTATGGCGTTAACTGTATAAACCTACTGCTTGATGTTAAATTCATTAAATTCTATTTTTTAAAAATGTATACCGAAAACTTTAATAGTCATACCAGCACCTAAAAAAAAATTCCAAGAATTATTGGAATTTCCAAAACCAAATTGTGGTCCAAAAATTATCCAATCTTTATCTTTATTATCAAATAAAGTAGGATCTAAAATTGCACCTTCTATATTATCAAATGATATATTTTTATTATCATCCTTAGTACGTATAAAAATCTTATATATACCATTTGATTCTTCTTTTACACCAGTTATAATTTTAAATGAAAATTTATAATCCGTTAAACTACTTCTAATCTTATTTAATTCTCGAATAGAATCATTCGTCAATATAAATGTAGTATTGCCACTTATAGATTTATAAAAACCAAATTGCTCATCTTCAAAATTCCATGGCAAATAATAAGTACTATCATCCAATTTTTTATATTTAGATGTAGAATCTATTATGGTAATTGTATCATGTATAATTACCTCTGCACCTGTTATTATTTTAATATTACCCTTTTCTTTATCTAATTCTTTCTTTAAATCAGCATTATACTTTTCTAATTCACCTTTTTCTAAAAGGTACATTTTTCTTTCATACTCAAATTGACCATTTTTTAAAATTAATTTATGAGTAGAATCCTTATATGTTTCAAAATTATTACTACTTCTATCTAAATCATTTTTATATGAATTACAACTTTGTATCCATAAAAAAATACAAATAATTAATGCAGAAAATAACAGCAGTCGTTGGACTGCTGTATTTTTAAGAAATATAAGTATATTCATATATAATATTTTTTATAATGATAAATTCGCTCCAACAAATACTTCTGAACCATTAGAAGGTGGTGAGCCTGGAGTTGTATATGGCGTTATATCATAAAAACTTGGACCAGAACCAGATGTAGATGAAAATTCCAATACAACAGTAGAAGGCACTTGTGAATATGTAATAGGTGGTATTTGTTTAGCATAATTAGCCACAATAAGAACTTTACCATTAGCCCCAATACTTGTATCTTTAGCAATTAGACAACTGGATGCATTATATGGTGCAGGATAAACAGGTGTTGGAAATTCCAAAACTAATTTATTATTTATCTGGGTAAGTGTTTTTCCATTTAAATCATATACTTGATCCCTTGCCGTGCCAATCAAAGAAGATATAGTATTACCATTTACCTTAACCGAAGTTAAAGTATCTAATGCTGGATCTGCTAAATATCTTATAAAAGTATAAGAATATTGTATAGAACCAGGAACAGAAAGATATTGAGCATTGCCCTCTATTATTGTATTTGTAATAGTAAATCTTGTAGTTGACATTTTTGATTAATTATTTTATAAAGATACAGTTGCACCTACGAACACAGCCTCACCTGATGCAGGAGGAGCACCTGGAGTTGTATATGGAGTTATATCATATAAACTAGGACCTGCGCCAGATGTTGATGAAATTTCTAATACAACAGTAGAAGGCACTTGTGAATATGTAATAGGTGGTATTTGTTTAGCATAATTAGCCACAATAAGAACTTTACCATTAGCCCCAATACTTGTATCTTTAGCAATTAGACAACTGGATGCATTATATGGCGCTGGATAAACAGGTGTTGGAAATTCTAAAACAAGTTTATCATTTCTTTGAGTTGGTGTTTTTCCACTAAAATCGTAAGTTTGTTCTCTTGCTGTACCAATTAAAGAAGATATAGTATTACCATTAATCTTTACGGCAGTTATTGTATCTAATGCGGAATCTGATAAATATCTTATAAAGATATATGAATATTGTATAGTACCAGTTATAGCAAGATATGCAGCATTTCCTTCTACAACTGTATTTGTTACTGTTAATGTAGTCGTTGACATTTTTGATTAATTATTTTTTATATATATTATTTTAACTTATAATCCCACCAGGCATATTTATAAATACTGGGGAAAACTCGACTAGTACCGTTTTTGTTGGAGTAGAATTAAATTTAGGAACAAACTCTGTATATATTTCTAATTCTGGATAAATAATAAATGTTGGAGTATATGGTTTTTGTTCATAACCTATAGGATTACTACCATTGAATATAGGTGTAAACTCTACAGTTCTAATATCTATTGGTCCAGTTATAAATACAGGTGTAAATTCTGAAACTATAACAATTGTTGGTGCATAAATAAATGTTGGACTATAAGATGGTTGCTCATAACCAAATGGTCCAGTTACAAATATAGGTGTAAAATCTATAGTTTTTGTATCTGTTGGACCAGTTATAAATACAGGTGTAAATTCTGAAACTATAACACTTGTTGGTACATAAATAAATGTTGGACTATAAGATGGTTGTTTATATCCAACAGGCTCATCTATAAATACAGGTTCATAACTTATAATTTTTGTTTTTACAGGACCAGTTATAAATAAAGGAGAATATTCCACATATACAGTACTGGTAGGACTATATATAAATGTTGGAGAATGTATAACATCTCTTGTTTTAATAGGTCCAGTTATAAAAATAGGTGAATATTCAGTACTGCCAGTACTGCCAGTACTATTTAAACCAAATGGTTGATATAAAAATGTTGGTGTGTATGTAATATCATGAACTTTTGATGGTTCGAGTCTAAATATTGGAACATAAGTTACACTCCTATCACCATCTGGATGATCTATAAATTCTGGAACATATGATAGAGCTTCCCATTTAAAATCTAATGATACTGTTTTTTCTACTCTACATGTAACATCTGTATTGCTTACAACTTGTGGTTTAAATTTGAATCTATATCTATCAGGCGATAAACTATTTGGTAATGTATATTGTCTAACATAAATATTAGAAGAACCTGATATATTTCCAATTCTTGTATTATCTGCTGTTAAAATTTCTGTCGTCCAATCATAACTTAAATCATTATTTATTGGACCAGTTGTATTATGGTGTCCAATGTATAAATTATAAATTATATTATAATCTGGATTAAAGGACCTCATATTGTTTACCATGAAGTTAAAAATAGCTTCGCCACTATTAACTTCTTTTGTCGTTAAACCATCTATATCAGCAAAAATTGATGGTGATGGGTAAGTTGTCAATATTTCAATAGGTGAAGTATTTCCACTAATATCAACACCATACGCACTTATATTATGTGTAGAACCATCTAACCAATTGACCGATATTGTTGAATTGCCTTGAGAATCTGTAGTGGAAGAATATGGACCATATATTAGAGTATTACCAGGCTGTACTCTTATTTTACCATTTACAACATTCCATATTATATTTTTTGCACCAATTGATTTAGCATGATATGTGACATCAGTATCGACTGTATTATCTCCGACTTTTATACAAGCCCCGGTTGCTCCCCATATATCAGTATTTAAATTTACAATACTTTCACCAACACTAACGTTTATACTTTCAATAGATATACAATTTAATCCAAAACAATCTTCAGCATCAGTTACAATTTCACACTTTAATTTAAATGGACTACCAGGAGTTGATGCTTCATTCCATTGAACTATGACAGTTGGAAATCCAGTACTAATACTTTTAAATTCAGCATTAACTCCTTCTGGCAATATCCAAGTATATTTCCATAATGGATAAGGTTTAACAGGTTGACCATCAACATTATGTACTCTATAGCTTGCTGGTACACCTTTAACTGCTGTTACTTGTTTTATAACTGACATTACGTTTTTTATTTTTAACCAATTATTTCTAAATAAGGACACAGATCATCTTGTTCAATTGTCAATTGAATGCATGAAGGATCTTCTGATAATTCAGTTCCCCATACTTGTCCTGATAACCAATAATCTTCTTCTAATCTAGAACTTATAAATGGTAACATTTCATTTTTTTTAAATTTTAAAGAAAGTAAAAATGTATTATTTATACCAGAATCTATATCAGTTGGTGTTAATTTAAAATAACCATGATTAGTATATTCCAAATCATCTTCAAAACTTTCACTACCTAATATTGAGAATGGATACCAACCAATAGTTCTTGCACCTAAAGAAGGTATATTAACTTTAAATTGTAAATTTTTAATAAAAAAATCATCAAATTCTTCTATTCTTCTAATTCCTATATGGAAATCTACAATTATAAAACTATTTAATCTTTTAAATCTAATTTCAGAATTTTCATCTTTGTATATCTGATGATTTGTTTCTCTGGCTTCATCAGAATCATTTATAAAATATCTAGCATAAACTATATTTATATCATCGTTACTTATAACTTCCCAAGTTTCTCCATTACTTAATGTATCTTCCCATACACCAATATAACCTGTTCTATCTGGAATAGTTCTTGAATTATTTTTAGTTAATGTTTTTTGTTCAAGAGTTCCTATAAATTCTGTACCATTACCAGCATCAATTTGTAAAATTTGTTTATCAGTATCTCTTGTTATATTTATTTTATCAGATAAAAGATCTATATTATGTTTATGGTTTATAATATTATTATTTTTTTGACCTTGTATTTTTAAAGTTTCAGAATTACCTAAAATATTTAAATCAAAAGTAAAACCAGATTTACATAAATATTCATCATCTAATGTTATGGCTTTAGAATTTAATAAATGTATATGTTTACCATTATACTCATTATCTGAATTATAAATTTTCATTTTATAATCAGAAAAGGTATTAGATACTATTGGTGATGTATAACCTTCATCATATATTTGTTTTATTGTAAAGATGCCATCTAATTCTGATAGATTACTGAGTAGAAATGTTTTATTGATATGTTTATTTATAATAACATCATCACTTCCATAATTTTCTAATAAATTACAGCCCAATGATATTCTACTAGACCATTCATCTAAAACATTTTCACCATCTTTACCAGGTGGTCCTGATTGACCTCGTGCACCAGGTACACCCATAGGACCCATAGGTCCCATTGGACCACCACCATTATTTATAATTTCTAAAAAATTAAAATTTAATTTATGTATCATTTGACCAATAGTATCTGTTGGTTCAACTGTATATAAATTTAATGATTCTTTATCTTTTAATCTTATTCTTGAATTTGGCATTTAATGTTTATCTTTTGTGTGTTCTATATATTATTAGAAAATTTCAACATCTAAAATATTCAATTTCATAATCTCTGGTTTATATTTATAACTTATAGAAATCATATTATTATTATCTTTAATAATATCATCATTTTTATCTTTAATTTGATATACAATATATTTATCTATATTATTATATGTTATTTTATTATTATTTATAAAATATTCATCTAAATAATTAGAATGATATATTACTTGATTATCGATATAATTTTTTTCAAATCCTATTTTACCATTTTTAGTTTTTACTAATTCTGTACCATTTAAATTTAATTTTTCTGATACTGGTATATAAAATCTAGATTTATTGTTTAAATTATTTGTATATCCAAATAAAACTGTTTTACCTCTATTTCTTAAAAATATAAGTCTATTATTATAATCAAATAATTTAGTACCTGTGGCTTCTATATCATTTATAATTAAATGATTTGCAGGAGTATTACTATTTGCAAAATTATAAACAAATTCATAATTAGCAAAGCTATTTGATTCATATTTAGATCTAAATATTATAGTATCATTAATAATACTAACGTATAATAAAAAATCATCAAATAAATCAAAAGATTTTACTATATTATTAGTAACAGTTTGTATTGAACCTCTAGGATCAAAAAATGTATATTTATATGATTTTTCTTTATATTCTATAAGTATATAATCCCATGATTTCCAGTCTTTAAAATAATTACCATTATTATCAATAATAGTTATTATATTTTCATCTGTATCATAATTGTATGATATTCTTTCTATTTTATATTCTTTATTAGTAAATGACTTTGTAGAAACTGATATATAATCACCTTCATATAAGTTTAAACGTCTATTACAATTTATACTTAATAATTTTGTTTTATTGTGGTTCTCTATTGTAAAATATTGAGTATTTAATTTTATTTTTCTACCATTATATTGATATGTAGAATTATAACAACACGTATCATCATTAGCTATTATTCTCCATTCATATTCACTATTTGAAGATAATGGTTTAATTGAAAAATAATCACCATTTTCAAAAATAGTAGATTTAGTTCTTGTTTTTTGAAGTTTTATTTTTAAATTACTATAACCTTTTGTTTCTAGTATTGTACCATTAATACTATAGCCTTTTTTAATTTGTGAACCTATAAAATTTGAAAAATCTAAAGTTTTTGATGATAATGAGATTTCTTTAATAGAAGAATACATATTAACATCTGAATATATGCTTACTATTGGATGTAATATATCTATTTTATCCTTTATTGTTAAAATTTGAAATGGTCCGGTTGGTCCAGTTGGTCCAGTAATACCTGTTGGATTTAATGGTCCGGTTGGTTCTAGTAATGAAAAAATACCTGTTGGTCCAGTTGGATTATAAATACCTGTTGGTCCAGTTATTTCATCTATAAATATTGTACCATATGAGAATTCCTTTAGTTGATTATCTATATCATTAATATAAAGTTTGACACCATTTATATCATTTATTATATAAGATTCATCGGATACATTTTCATAATTACCATCTTGTATTTTATATTTTAAAAATTCATTGTGCTTGGTTATATCTATATTTAGATTATATAAATCTTCAATATTTAAATACACACCATAATATACTGAAGGATCATCATCAATATTATTTATATCATCAAAAACATATTCAAAATTGAATAAATTGCTAGATATTAATTTATTTTTAAAATAATTTCTAACTTTTATAATATTTAATGTATTATTTTTTATATCATCAGATAATAAATATTTTCTAGAAAAATGACCTTCGAATGGATCTATACCATATATCCAACCACCACCAACACTTGATGAGAAATCCTTTTCGATTAATGATCTTGATATAGAATCTTTAAAATTATTAAAAAATTTACCAATATTACCAGTTCGTATATTTGTATAATACACACATTCAGAATTTTTAATTTGCTCTGAAAAATTTAAAGAATGAAAATCATAATATTGATTATCAAATTTATAATTAGGCATTTTAAATATTGCAAATATATCAGGTAATTCATTTATTGCTCCATCAATATTTTGTTGTATATGTAATGGTGCGAAATAACTAAACTTATTATTAAAACCATCCAATATAGGTGGATTATATGTGTTAATTAGATTATTATATGATGTGTTTAATTTTGGACCAGTAGTATAAATACTTACATCTTCATTAAGACTCCATATAGAATCTCTTAATTGTAGAGTACTATTTCTAAAATATCCATATAATATAGAATTCCATGTACTATTTAAATTTATATTATATTTTTTAAAACATGACGCATTAATATCATTATTTGCATTTATACTTTGCAAATATAATTTGCCATCCAAATCTATAATAATTTTTAAATTACCGGTTAGTTCAGGATATATTATAGATGGTATAAATGTTTTATTATAATCACCTAAATTTAATGAATATGAAAATGCCATTCATAATTTTTTTTTAAAATATGTAAATAACATTATTGAATGTTATTTTATCACCACCAACCAGCTTATTTTCCCATTCATAATGTTGCCATACTAATCTACCATCTGCTAATACTTCATAATCAATAGCTCTTACACCTCTAAGACCACCATTAACATATACGCTAAATGCATCTGGACCAGCCCAATCTGTTTTTAAAATATTAGCTAATGTTATATAACCATTAGATATATCAGTATCAGTTAATGTGTATGTAACAGTACTTCCTTCCGAGGCATGATTTAATGAACTTATGATATCAATCTTATCAGTTAAATACTTTAATTGTTTCATGATAACATCTATATCATCATTTCTTCTATCTATTTCATAATAATATTTTAATTTAGTATCTATTGATTCATCTAATTCTAATTGTGGTTTAATATCATTTGGAACTTCTATAATTATAGGTGAACTCCAATCAGAACATACTTCATTATTTAATGATTGAATACATGATTGTACTTCTATTTGTACCTTTTCACCAGAAAATACATCTATTGGTATACCTTGAGGTAATTGATTAATAGATCTATTATTTGGATCAGATAAATCAAAATTTTCTTGTATTATATTACCATTAGAATCTATATAATTTTTTCTTTTATGAGTTTCATATAAATTAAATATTGGTATCTGTAGTGTTGTAGTGTTACCAGATGATGTTGTAAATGTTTTTAAAGGTATAACATTAGTTTCACCAGATGCATTTAAATATGTAGCTTTAATTTTAAAATGGGTTGGATATTGCTCGATATTATCACTTGTTATTCTAGGTTCTGGTATATCCCATGCACCATCAATAGCAAATTTATGTTTTATAGCAACACCCTTATTTATTTTATCCATTTCTATTTGAAAATCTTTCTTAATGCTTAAAATAAGATCCATATTTTTAATCTTATCTTCCATTATAGAATTCATTGTTGATACTATACTGGCTCTCTCTTCATCTGTTAATTCTGTATTAGTTTGTAAAATTTTATCGTAAGTATTATAATTTTCATTATAAGTTATATTTGCTTGCTCTAATAAATCTCGTCTTTGTATTAATATAGCTCTACGCTTAAAATCATCATTAGCTATTGTTTGTCCATTTATAAGATTAATAAAAAAATTATCTTTATTTAAAGTAGGTGTATTTGGTTTTAATATAGAGGTTATCGGTAATATTTTTTCATCTTTAATACCATTAAATAGTTTAGAATAATCATTCACTTGTTTAGTATAATATTCTTCTAATAATATATCACCAGAATCCGTTTTAATACTTAAATCAGATGACCAAAATCCAACACCTTCACTCCATTTTTGAGTAGTTATATGATCATATGCATCTATAGATTTTAAAAATATAATTTGTTTTTCATTAGAACCTATAGTTACATGAAAAAATTTATCACCATATAGTTTAGATGATATTCTAAGTGCATCTTCCTTTTGTTCTATTAAATCATAACCATATAATAATCCTAAATCTACAGTTTTTGCATCTTGATCTACAGATATAACTTTATAATGTGTTTCACCATTTGTAGTTATTAAAGTTTCGCCATCTTTACCACCCTTTAAAATCTTTTTTACAATATTACCATTTTCTAAATTTTCATTATATTCTAAACTATCTAATGTATAACGTCTTACAGATGAATATAATGGATCCTTTATAATTTCCGAACCTATTTTTGTTACTGTAAAACTACCACTATATTGCAATATAATTGGTGGTAAATTTAGTATTTCATCATCCAAAGTATAACTAATACCTTGAGTTTTAAGAAGTTCTAATAGACTGAAATATTCTAAATCGTTTTTTTTATTTATATTGGATTCAAAATATTGTTGTTTAGAATCTGTATCTATATTTAAAATGATACGTCTACTTAAAATTTGTTTAGAATTTTCTGTTACTAAATCATTTATAGGTATTTTAATGTATAATAATGGATTTAATAAATTTTCAAAAAAATAATTAGGTTTAGAATAAAAATAATTAGGTACATTTATACCTGTTATATGATTAGGTTCATGTACTAATTCATTTCCAAATATATTCTTATAATTATCTTTATCACGTATAAGATAAATTTTTCGAAGTTGTTTATCTATTTCATTTATTCTTCTATCTAAATTATTAAATGATGGTATTTTATAATCAAAAAATGCACCTTCCGAATTTTGTAATTGTATAGTTACAGAATCATCAGAAGATACCATTGCTTGATTTAATTTCAATAAAATTTGTGTGGCATATTTATTTAATTTTATCAAATATGCTAAAGTTTCACCAATACTATTATATCTATCGCTCATTGTTTATTATTTTAATTTAAATAGTCGATTATAAAATCCATTTTAACATCATCAACACAGATTATTTCTATTATTGGTCTGTTATTATGCTGACTAAATTCAAAACTAGTTATAGTAGAAATTCCTTTCCATGCAGGTAGATTTTTACCAGTATAAATATAAAAATTAAAACTACCATACTGATTTTTCATCAAATATTCTTGTTTTGGATAAATTCTAAAAGTTTGACCTTTTGTCCAACGTACATTATCATCTATAATGTATAATGATATATTTTTATTAGGTAACCATAAAATTGGTTCTTCCAATCTTAGATAATTAACACCAGTTCTTAATTTAATTTGACAAGAATAATCTTTTTCATTGACTATAAAATCATTTTTTACAGAATATATGTATTTATCAGCTAAATTAAAATTTTTACTAGTTGTTGATATTTTAATACTTTTACCATCACTTTTATCTAAATTTATACCATCACCAGTTTTCAATAAATCAATATCTATAGCTAATTTAGATGGTACTTTACCATTTATAATATCTTGTAATAAATCATAATTAGTTTTTATAGAATTTAAAATATCAGTTCTCTGTGTTGCCAATTCTATATTTTTTTCATTTATTAAAGTATCTTCTATTGATTTTAATTTAACTTGTAATTCTGTTAATGAAATATATTTATCATTTAAAATGTATTTTTCTAAAGTATTTAATCTACTATTTAATAATGCATTATCATATGCCATATTTTGAATTTGAATTACCGTATTCTTCATTTCATTCAATGCTTCTGCATATATGTCCATTGATAATGTATTGCTAGTACTTATAAATGTTTCAACATTTACACCACTATTTATAGGACTAGTATCAAGTTTTAAGTTTAATTTAAATCCATACGCATTACCATTTAAATTAGTTGTAGAATTAGGTTTAGATTTTTTAAATCTAGGTATATAACCACCATCTATAGATGGTGAATTTTCTACATTATCTAAAAATAAAATACCAAATAAATTGGTTGATAATATTTCAAATGGAGTAAAAAATGGTACAGTATTATCTTCTAAAAAGTAACCTATATCATCAACTGTACCTTTGTATAAATCATAATAAATTAATACAGCATTAAATTCAAAATCTTTTGAATTTGGTAATCTAGCAACATCAATTAAACTATCAATACCATAATCATTAGTATTATAAATTACTTCATCGAAATCAATTTCTATACCGTCGAGCCTGCTTCGTTTAAATCTTGTAGCTTGAATATTTGGACTAACAGCACTTCTTTCATGTATAGCTAAGTTATCATTAGTTGGATCGTCAAACCTTAACGGTTCAGTATAATAACAATTAGAATCAGTTGTCGAATAAAACCACCAAGAATCTTTATCATAATCTATATCACATAAATTATCGCCATCACATAATGTTAATTCGGAATCTTTTTTACCAACTTTTTGTTTATATAATCTTGTTCCACTTAATGCATTATCAGATTCTTGTAAACCTGTATCATTATCAAAAAATGCATGTATATCTAAACCAGCTGGATGTATATCATTATAATGTCTACCGTATAAAAATTCATCATCTAAACCTTGATTATATCTACACATTGCCATACCAGGATAATAATTATCATCACTAGTAGTTTTAAAGTAAACTTTATCAAAATTACCAACTTCTGTTGGAACATGAACATACACTTCAGAATATGAATTATCTTTACCAGAATAATTGTTTACAAAATCTATATTACCAATATACTGTACAACTTTTTTATACTTTTCAGTTTCTTTTTCTTCAATATAACGAGTACTCAAAGCAGATTGTGGAGTATCTTCCTGAAATCTTATAGCTGATATTTCTTTTAGCCATTTAAAAAAAACTCTTTCTGATACAGTTTTACTATTAGTATTATTATAACTATCTTTTGATATAATAGATGTTTCTAGGTTTAGACAATAGTTTTGGAAGGATTCTGCTAAGTGGTTATTCCAATCAGTAGTTCTATTGAAATTAACAGAATTGTATGCACCAGGAATAGCATTTAACTTTACAGTATTTGCTAATGGTTCATTTTGAATATCTGGAATATTAATAAGCGCAAATTTCGAAAATTTAAATTTGCGCTCACTATTTTCATTAAATGATAATGATAAATCTTCAGAAGCGGAACTAAACGTATAGAAAGTTCCGCCTGCTAAATTTATTGGACGAATAAATGGAGTTACTCTACTAATTTTATTAGACATTATTTTCTTTTATTTTCTTTTTATGATATTGTTGCTCCATTAACGTTTAAAATAAGCCAATTCAAGCCGTCAAAAATAAGCTCTGCGGTTTGATAACTTGCCGTAAATTTAATACCTGTACTTATAGGGTTACCATCACTATACGCAAGCGTATCTCTTAGAACCCAATAACCACTTTGCTCTGAACTATAATGTGGTAAAGTTAAATCTTCATTTATTTTAGCAATTATTAAAATTCTTTGTCCTACTCTTGTAGTTGGTAAAGTTTTTAATAAAATTCTGTGTAAATAATATTGACTATCATTTGTTGCTACAAAATTTGACCATGATAGAGTTATAACACTTCTACCAGTTAAATCTACTTTACCAGCAATAGCAGTATTACCATTATAAATTAAATTTGTAGTATTTGTATTTGAAAAATATAATTCATTAGATGCATCAACAGATGCAGAAGTAGCATCTGTTTGTACAAATTCTCCATCTAATAATAAATTACCATTATTTATTAAATTTGATGAACTTGATGATATTGTTATATCACCATTACTAATAGTTTGACCATTAGTTAATGTTATTGAAGTTGCAGAAATAGCACCACTAGCTACAATATTACCACCAACCGAAATACTACCATTAGTATCGAATAAAGTTTCAGTTATATTGGAAGTACCTCGCTTTACTGTTAATTTCTCTATATTAGAGATAGTTTTATCTGAAATATTAACGTATGTTGATAGATTATTTATTGCATCTGATAATACAGAAAAATTTTGGTTTAGAATTATCCTACTTCCAGCGACCGTGTCGAATCCCTTTATCTCTGTTATTGATATAGACATTACATTTTTTATTTATTTTTATTTTTATATTTCCAAATAAAACCATTTGCTGATTTTATATAACCTTTGCAACATCTATTTATACTTTGTATATGTGTTTTGGTTTCTTTTGCTGCTAAGGTTTGTGATTTATATTCGTTAATCAAATTATTATTTAAATCATATTGTAATACTATAATATTTTTACTACTATGCATATTATTAATATTATTTATTTTTCCTGTTATTTCGGAATCATCCAATTCATGATAACTCCATATATAACCACCTGCTGTTTGAATTTTATTTTTACAACATGAGCTTATATCATTAGAATTTGTTTCATATCCTGCAATATGAATAGAATCCCATTTTTTAATAAAGTTACCTTCTTTTGTGTATTGATATACTGGAATAGAATAACCAAAATTTTGTCTACATTTTATTTGTTTTTTAATATATTCTATTTTATCAATATCAGTTATAAATTCATATGACCAGAAAAAATTACCAGCAGTTTTTCTATAATTATTACAACATTTATTTATATGTGATATTTTAGTTTGTCTATATGCATCTCTTACAGATTTATATTCTTTTATAAAGAGCATATTTAAATCATATTGGTATATTTTTCTAGATACTTTTTGGTGCCACTCATTAGTATTTTTCATACCTAATCGTAATGATCCACCACCACTAACTTTACACAAATTATAACCTTTTTCAGGATTTGTAGCATCTAATTTATCTATCCAATATTCTTCTTTTATTTTCAGTTCATCTACAGAATTGCAATATTCTATTATTTCTTTTGTAAATAAAAATTTACCATATTTTCTAATTTCTGTTTTAAATTTACCATTTTTTGTAAATGATTCCCCTAAAACATCCTCTATATAATTTTTAATTCTTTTACGTTGAACTGATTTAAACCATTTGCCAGATCCATAATAATATTGATCATTATATAAATCTCTACCAACATATATCATACCATTTTTCAAATCGGTAGTTTTATATACAATCATATATTTGTTAATTTTAGTTTTTTTTATATATTCAAAATTTGAAAATGTGTAAAAAATCAATTAAACAAAATCTTTTATTTTTTTGAATATTTTCATACAGACATCTACATCTTTTTTACAATATGTAGATATTCTTTCAACATTTTCAATCCTCTCATCTTCATTGTTCCAGTACACTTCGCTAATTTTACTACCATCCAAATCAGATTTAGAAGTTTCAAATCCTAAATAATTAGCAACCATATCCAGCGTTGGTACAAATGAATATCTAGTACCTTGCCATTTAAGCATTATATCAACGACCTTCATTTCCCAAGGTTTAACTATTCTAGTATTTAATTGTTTCGGAATTTCAATTCCGTATAATATCATTTTTTTCCATATAACATCTATATCAAAATTAATAATATTATATCCAACTAATATACCATTTGGTGCAAATCGTATTAATGTTTTTGAAAAAACTTCCAACATTTCTTTTTCTGTATAATCATTCAAAGTTAAGGATGATACTAAATTATTACCTTCATGATCATAAACTCCCAATGAAATACACGCTATAGTTAAATATTCTGGATATAATCCGGCGCGTTCTTCGTATATTTCACTAGGTGGTATATCATTCTTTTTATATGATTCAAATTCTTTATGTTTTTCTGTAACATTATACCATAAATCTTGAGATCTATCATCTAAATCTTCAAATGTTTTAGTTTTTCTTATTGTTTCTATGTCAAATATGATATATGATTCATTATAACAAGATGTTTTGTTTTTTAAGTTAAGAGCAATATCTCTCATTTGTACATCAATCATTTAATTGTCTTTCAATAGTTATAAAAATTATTTTTTACCATACAAATAAACAAATTCGGATTCTGTGTCTTTTGATATATTTGAATCCATATTATATGTTTTGGAATCTATAATTGAAAAATTATATCGATTTAACAAAAGACATAATTCGTTTGGTTTGAATCTATAAATGCCACCACTTCTTCTTTTTTCTATACCTTTAAAATTATAATTTGCGGTATTTATCCATAATTGGCCATTTTTAGAAACTAAAGATGATAGTACATCAAATGTTTCATATATTTTATCTAAATCTAAAACTTGCAAAACACCAGATAATGTTACCAAATCAAATTTTTCTATTATATTTATATCATGTATTGAACTATGTATTTTTCTAATAGAAATATTAGAATTTATTCTATTTATTTTATTAGATGTTATTTCAGTAAATTCTTTTACTGCATCCACACATGTAATGTTTTTTATATTTTTATATTTTGGTAAAATATATTCGAAAAAATTACCAGTACCACAACCAATATCTATCCAGGAATTTATAGATTTATAATCTATAACCTTTTCAGACATTTTAATACCAGAATACATTTGTTTATTACTATTCCATCTATTTTTTTGATAATCTAATGGTTTTTTAGAAGATATATCTCTGTAATGCTCTATATTTTTATCATTTTTTATAATGACTTTCATATTTTTAATATCTTCTGATAAGATATCCAAATCATCTATTCCTATATCTAAAATTTCTTTTAACATTTTATATTATTTGTTTAATATTGTTTTTTATTAAATTATTTTCTATTGTAATATCATATAAATTATACGAATCGCTTATATTAAAATTTGATGTTTTATATTGTTTTATTTTTTTATCACCACCATCATCACCAATATTTAAATAAAAATTTCCATATTTTTTATAAACAGATTCAAATGATTTAAAATCTATAAATTCTGATAAGTGCGAATAATCTAAATTAGATTTTCTAAAAAAAGAATTAAATAATCCATTTTCTAACCTTTCATAAATACTATATCCTATAAGATTATTATTATCATAATAAAAATGAGATACAAAATCTTTATCATTAAAATAATTATTCAGAAAATATTCTTCACTGGATGTAATAAATAAAAAATATCTATCTTTTCTTTGTTTTTTCCATAATTTCATTAGATTTATAACTTCTGTAATATTATTACATTTTTCTTTTATTGTTATTTTATCTTTATATTTATTTACAGAATTTCTAATATTTCTATATTTTTTACCAAATAATTTAAAATATTCTTCATCAAAATAATATACATATGTTTGTCTATATTGATCTCTTTTATATTTTACATTACTTTTTTTTATAATATCTAATTGGTTTTCGGATAAATAACTAAATTTTATTTTATCATATGTTGTTAGATATTTTTCAAAATCTTTACATGTTTCAACATAATGTAATATATTTTTTTTCCTATCTATATAGGCTGTATATTCATCATTTAATGGTATATTATTTTTACATTTCATTTTTCTAAATTGAAATGAATTAAAATCTTCATATGTCATATTTTATATTAAAAAATTGTTTTTACATTGTTGTTTATAAATTTTATATGAAATGATTTAAATTGTGAATGATTTGGAAATCTTTTCAACTTATAATCACATCTTTTGCCACTCTCGTAACCTATATTTACATAAAAAGGTATTTTATATGTTTCCCAAATTTTTCTATATGCGAAAATATCAATATACAAATTTAAATTTGAATAATCATTACTATTACATTTTCTAGAATGTATTATCCAAAAATCATTATAACTTCTTTCCATAGTTGTAAAACCTATTAATATATCATTATGATAAAAAAACAATGATAAAAAGTTATCGCCTAATATAGTCTTTACATCTTTAAAATATTGGTTAAAAAAGTTTTTATCATATCCATGCATGGATACACCTCCACTTTTCCTCTTTTTTTCACCCCATGAATCCAATAATTTTATAACATCATCAATATTTTTATATTCTGTTAAAATTTCAAAATTCATCTTATCATAATGATTTTTATTCCATCTTTCAACTCTATATTTTTTCCCACTAAAATTCAAAACATTATCATCTATATACTTTATCCTATGATACATAGAACTTTTTGTAAAAATCTTATTGCTGATCAAACCATTTTCTATATCTTTTTTTAATCTATCTATAGTTTTTTTGGTTACATGATTTAATCTAACAGTTTCAAAATTATTGAAATAATATTTATTATTATTTAAAAAATCATCATAATCATATAATGCTATATCTTTATCATATTTTAAAGTATATAAAATTTTATCATCTTTATAGGAAGGTATATTTACTTTAGATATTAAAGCCTTGATATAAGTATCAGTTTTTATCAATCTATCATAATTTTCATCCATGTATTCTTCATCATATATCATGTTATTATTAAATAATTGTTGTAATAATATTTTTTTTCTTTTCAAATTTTAAATGAAATGATTTAAATTCAGAATAAGTTTCAAACCTTTTAGATTTATATAAACATCTTTTCCCAGTTTCAAAACCTATATTAACATAATATGGTATTTTATATTTTTCTAATATCATTCTAAATCCATATATATCAGCATATAATGTTAAATTTGGATAGTTTATTCTATCACATTTTCTGGTATGTAATATCCAAAAATCATTAGACGTTCTCTCTAATAATTCCAAACCAACTAATCTATTATTATGATAAAAAAACAATGATATAAAATCATCACCTAATTTTTCTTTGTTATTTTTATAATATTGATTGAAAAAATTTTTATCATAACCATGAAAAGACATACCACCATTTTCTTTAGCTTTATTTTTTCCCCAAAAATCCAATAATTCTATAACATCATCAAGTTTTTTATATTCTGTTAAAATTTCAAAATTAATTTTATCGTGATTATTCTTTGTCCATCTTTCAATTTTTCTATTTTTACCTTTGAATTCAAATCTCTCATCATCTATTATCTTTAAAATGTGAATCATTCTTATCTGACTAGATATTGTATTTTTTAAACCATTTTTAATATCTAATTTTACTTTATCTACAGTATTTTTAGATATATGATTTAATCTAACATTTTCAAAATTATTAAAATAATATTTATTATTCTCTATATAATCTTCATAATCATAAAGTGCTATATCTTTACCAGATTTAACAGTAGCTATCATTTTACCATCTTTATAGATTGGTACATTAACTTTAGAAATGAATGTTTTAAGATATGTATCGGTTTTTATTAATCTATCATAATTTTCATTCATGTATTCTTCATCATATATCATGTAAATCTTTCTAA